ACATCACCAGCTGTTACTGGATTCTTAGAAAGAATAAATTGTTCCAACTGAGACTTCTGTTTAAACAAGTTTGAAATTTTGGAAAGGATATTTTTCATCTTTGAAAATACCTCTTCTTTAATTCCTCTGCTTGTCTAGCACGAGTTTCTTGGACAACTTCAATGAATGCAATAACAAATTTTTTGATGGCTTTCATTATTATTCTCCTTCGTTCAGAAACTGCTTCTTACCTTTTACATTAACAGGAACTTTCTTTGGCTTCTGTTCTTCTGGAACTAAACGCTCCAAAGCGATCTTAAGCATACCATTGAATAGTTCTGCATTCTTAACTTCGATATGATCATCGATAGCGAAGGCACGAGTGAAGGCACGAGTAGCAATACCTTTGAAGAGGAAGTTGCTTTCTTCGATATCATCAGTAGATGAATCTACATTTCCCTTAACGATTAGTTTACCACCATCAATAGTGATATCCAATTCAGTTTCACCAAATCCAGCCACAGCCAATTCAATGGTGTAGTTGTTCTCATCATTCTTGCGAATGTTGTATGGTGGATAGTTGGGAATGTTTTTAGTGAGATCAGCATGCAATGATTGTAATTGTTTTGCTGATTCGTCAAAGCCGACAAAGAATTTGTCGAAGTCCTTAAAGCCTGGACCAAATAATGCGAGTTGTGGTAATGAATTACCCATAGTAGTTCTCCTATTAAGCGAGTTTTAAAAATAACTCTACCCCAAAATGGGCATAGAGGTTTGCTGGTTACTGGTTCCAGCGACAGCTTATCGTACTGACAGCTTTACCAACGATTCGTAACTTAGTGGTCCTAAGGTGAATTCTTAAACAGCTGGTAATTCAGCAGGTACTTCTGCAGCCTTAGCAGCTTCTGCAGCAGCAACCTGTGGTTCGCCCTGCGCTTTAATCTTTCCAATAACGGATACAACTTCTTCAAATGGGTGCTTACCCAATACACGAAGAATCATATTTGCTTCATCAACAGTCAATTCAAGTTTGATATTCATTTATCTACTCCAAGTTTATGTAAAATTATTTAGCGGTAATCTTCTTACCGATATTATATTTAGGAACTAATTCCCATTCTGCTTTCTCTTTGTACGCAACTACTTTAATCTGCGATAGAGAAACCTTTGGTTCTGCTTTAGTATTATCTACAATCTTAAGCAACCCCCAATCTTGCAACAATCCAGCTACCGTGTTTCTGCGTTCAACATCGTTACCTGTAATGTTAGATTCTTTCCCATCCAAAGCGAATAACTCTTTGAAATGGACGATAAAATACCTACCCTGTTTATGCAAGATATGGCAGGACTGATATAACTTTTGTTCTTTGCGAGAAGCAATACCGATGCGGGTCAATGTTTCACGGATTTTCAAGAAGTTATCTGGCTCTGGTAAGACCACTTCCAACATAGAGTCGGGAGTCCAGTCATAATAAATCATTTCGACTGACATTATTTTCCACCTTTATATAATTTTTGTTCTATCATCTTCAATTGTTCTGGTGTCAATATCCCCAGAACCTCTTTTGCTTTCTCAGTAGAGTATTTATAATACTCCATGACAAGCTGAAGCGATTTACTTTCGGTGTCTTTTTTATGCCACTTCGAGAATCGCTTTTTCCTAGTTATAGTATTTAGGAAAAAGTCATTTTGCCAGATCTTGGGGATCCCTGTATGCCTATTCATCTCATTAGCATACATTACTGTATCCGCAAAATACGACAACCCCCTATTGATCATAAAAGGATTATAGTCCTTTTCGACTAGTGGGTCTTCTCGAATTAAGTCTTTCTTAGTTAGATTTATTTCATTTAAAAAGTCAAAAGGATTAGCCATTTTTCAACCCACTTCTGATAATATCTTCAGTGGATGCTGCAAACTTCTTGTTTGGAAACTTGGCCATCAATTCATCTTCTACTTCTTTACCAGTCCTTCCCTGCGCCATAAACTGCTTTGTCTGTAAGTCATAAACAAAAATCATATCGTTATGTCTCTCCAAAGAAATACGAATTACATTCTCTGTAATTTCTTGTTGGAAGGCATACATAATATTGTTTAGTTTACGATCTACTTCTCTCTTGTGAACATAGAATCCATATACAGCACCTGCAGCAAATATCATCATTACAAATCCAACTGAAACGAGGTATCCTAAAAAGTCTTCCATGGCTACCTCACTTGAACTTACATTGGATCATAATCTCTGTCATTGCAGCAACAGTATTCAATTCATGGTCAGCAACGAATGCTGCTTTGTATTGATAGTCGGCAAGAATTAAAACGAGATGATGAACTGTTGACGCATCAAGGAAGTCAATCGCATTGTCATACAAATCTTTAAACAACTGAGTAGTTTCGATATCTGAATTCTTTGCCACCCATTTACGAACCTCAGGGAATTTCTTTTCCTTAAGATAACCAACTAACTCACGGAAAGATTCTTGCGAAAGATTAACCAAAATTCCACTGTCGATCTTACCAGTAACTGAGTATCGCTGCAATTCATTTAAGATTCTACGATAGTCAGGGAAGTGTTTGGTTACTACTTCGGCAACAGCTTTTGGATCAAACTCAATACCCTCATCCTTAAGAATACCTGCTGCTCGTTTAAAGAACTGTGCAGCAATTCCCTGCTTCTCCTTACCATCAATCTTAAACTCTACAACAGCACAACGACTGTGTAGTGGTTCAATGATTCGGTTTTTAAAGTTACAGGTAAAGATGAAACGGCAATTGTCAGCAAATTCTTCGATGAAACCACGGAGGGCTGGCTGAGTCGAATTGGCATTTAGGTAATCCGCTTCGTCAAGGATAACGACTTTCTTAGAGTCGGTCAACGAAACAGTTGAAGCAAACGATTTGATCTTGGTGCGGAGAACATCGATACCTGATTCTTCCGAACCATTAATCAATAGATACTCTGCGCCAATCTCGTTACATAATGCTTTAGCAATAGTGGTCTTACCTACTCCTGCTGTTCCGCAGAACAAAAAGTTAGGCAACTGACCACTGGCAACAAACTCTTTGAATGTATTTCGTAATCCTTCAGGAAGGATACATTCATCGATAGTTTTAGGACGATACTTCTCAACCCAAAGAAACTGCTCACTCATAATATAATTCTCTCAATGTTGACCAAATGGTAGAGGAGGACGATCATATTCCTCCTCTGGTACTACTTCATAATAATTATTCGAAGCTGGAATCTGATTCGACGGCAACAAAGTAGACAAGGTCTCCTGCTCCTGCGAATCGGGAGATTCGTTTGCTGGAGATGGACACATTATATTCTCCTGGAATCATTTTAAGGTTTTCGATCTTCAGATTGACCTTAAACTTCTTATCGGTTGCACCAAAGTCAACTTCATAGGTATTGGCAGTTGCATTCTTCTTGTCGCCTACAACACCAACAATCTTACTGCCATCACCAACGATAGACAAGTCTGGTGAACCAAGAACTGAAGCAGTTCTCATAATCAAACCATAAGACTGGGTTGTGAATTTAAACTCAATGTCTGCGTCGGGAAATGTAATTTCCTTTTGAGGAGTGGTCAATACAGATGCTTCTGCTGCATAGAATTTAATACCACCACTAGTACCTTGCTTGATAGAAACAAACTTGTCAGTGAACTCTAACTCTGGGTCGTCGAATAATGACATCGCAGCAAGAAACTGATTCAAGTCATAGATACCAAAGTCATTTGGGAAAGACTCGGCAATGGTTGAGGAAGCCATAACACTCTTACCTGAAGAGATTGTGGCGATCTTACTGCCAGTCTTTAAAAGAAGATTGCTGTTGATGCCAGCAAAGTTCTTAAAAATATCTAGCGTTGGTTTACTTAGTTTCATTTAGTGTTTCCTTTTCGATTAAACATAATAATATGTATATACATTATACCATAAATGTGTGTGTTTGACAAATTATTTTCCAACAGAATACTTTACATCGTGTTCATATAAAAACATTAGGCAACACATTGCATGTGCCAAGTGGTTCTTGCCAGTCTCGGGATCGTTTTGCTCTCCCTCTTTCCATGCCCAAAGATGTCTTTGCATTGCGTCAAAATATCTTCGTTTTGAGTCTGGAACATTCTTCCAATTATCTGGTTCGTATTTCTCTGCACCAAATGTTAGAATTTCTACAGTCGCTTTTAATGCGAGTGGTGGCACCAAACCATATTGAAGTTTGTTTCCATCAAATTTTCGCCCACCAGTCGTAGCTGTTTGGGACTTTTTAATTTGTTCTTTAGTTGCCATTAAATCTCCATAATGAAAAATGAGTCAAGATACTCCGAAGAATATCTTGACTCAATGGCACGATTAACTACGCTGTGCAGTAAAAGCGTCAGCACCGAGAACAGCAGCAGCGATTGCAACAATACGCTTGCTTGGCTGACCAATACGATACTTAGTAGTCTTGCTACCATCACTCAACTTAGCAGCATTGCTGTAAACGCAGTAACCTTGCTCACGCAGGTTACGGATTGTGCTGGCTGGGTGAGCAATACCAAAAGACGCTTTGATTTGCTTTGCAGTAAACTGCTTACCAGATTGCAACTGGTTCAACAACATTTCTTGCTTTGACATATAATAAACTCCATAATAAAGCCATCAATAAAAAGAGGGGAATGGCGATGGCATATAACCAAACCCCTAAGCCGATTAAACAGCGATGCCGTTGTCTCTCAATTCTTGGAGAAACTCTGCATCACTCTGTAATTCTACCACAACTGGGTCACTCTCGGCAATTATTTTTTCCAACTTTGTCTTATCGTTTGCAACTTTTGCTTTCGTAGACTTAGCGTTAGGTGCAGGGAATTCATATACACCACGGGAGATTTTATTGGAAGCATACAACCAGTTTGGATAACCGATCTTCTCTCCTTTGTCTCCCTTGCGCTTTGTACGCATTTCGTTATATGCATGGGCGCAACCCTTCAGGGTTACTGTACCGCCATCTTTCAGGCTGGGATCGAATTCGATCATTGCATCTACCCAACGCTTTTGTGCTTTCGTCAAATCATTATATTTCAACATAATCAATTTCCTTTTCAAATAATATTAAATAACTTCAGTGGTTGTTACAACTTCTGGAGTAACATCGGGTTGAACTTCAACATCCAACTCTCCAGCGGATACCTTGTCAAACAAGTCAACAAAGGCAAGGCGAGTCGCATCATCAAATCGATTAGTACACAACTCGATTGCTTTCTTCTGATTCTTAAAGATCGAGAATGCTCGAACAATATGAACCAGACGACGAGTAGTGATTGTCTCATCGACACCACCAGCGTCAAAGGTTCGGCGAATGGCTTCAGCCCACTTCACCAAATTACTTGCAAATTCCTCATCAAGACAATTATACGACTTCATAAGGTTGCAGACAATTTTATTTTCCACTTTTGCATCAGGGTATTCCTGATTGAAAGTTACTGCAAATCTTTCCAAGAATGCTTCGTTCAGGACATTGGTACCGATATAGCGACCATCGTCTGAACCCTTACCCTTAGTATTTGCAGTCGCAAACAGATTGAAACCTACAGCTGGGTATACCATTTCGTTCTTCAGTTTGAAGTAGAATGGCTTACCTTCGAGAATTGGTTGCAAACACAAGAGGGTGTTAGCACCACCAGCATCGATCTCGTCAAGCAGAAGGGGAATACCCAAACGCATTGCAATCATTACTGGACCTTCAACGATCTCCACATTACCATCGACAAGAGTCTTAGAACCGATCAGCTGATCTTCGTCTGTCATCTTGTTCAGGTTTACACGGATTAATGGTCGTTGCAGTTTGGCACAGATCTGTTCAATCGATGTGGACTTGCCATTCCCAGTTGGACCAGAGATGTAGGTCGGATAGAATTGCTTAGAAGAAACAATTCGTTCTAAGTCTTTGTAGTTACCGAATGGTACATAGTTACCATCGAGTTTAGGAATGAGGGAATCCAAATTCGTATAATCCACAATCACACTTTCGGGTTGCTGTGGTGCAAGAGCAGTATTACCAGCCATCGGTGCAGTTACGCTACCTCCAGGAATTGCATACAGCCCACGACCAATTTTTGTTTTCATAAGCCAGAGGGGAAACTTCTCGGTCTTGAGTTTTGACATCACCTCAAGAATTTGAGTTCGGGATACTTGACCACTGGTCTTTGTATCGGGAAACATCTCAGTCAGTTTTGTTTCAAACTGATTAACAAACACATTATCTTTAGCCATCATTCACTCCATTCATAATAAAAAATATCAAACACCAAACGCCATGTCATGCTCAAACGCAGTAAGGCAACTTTCAACTTCTTCTCGGTTGAATAATCGTCCACCAATCACAACCAACTGATCCTGCAAACCATATTCGACTGCAAGGTTGATCAACTCATTGTCTGTAAAAGAATCCCACATAATATATTACCTCACTCAAACTCATAAAATTTTACTGAAGGATCCAACTGTTTGAGTTGGCGAGCAACAGTAGTCAATTCTTTGTATTTGGCTTGTACGACATTTCGTGGAAGTTCACCATCACAGGTCAAATTCTCAGGACTCAGGTCAGAGTCAATTTTGTCCGCCAAACGCTGACGACCCTTTGAAGTTTGGATCTCGTACTGCTCACCTTTGAAGATGGCGTTCCACTGGTTGGCTTTTGCAATAAAGGCATTCAACTGTTTCATAACTAACTCCTTTTCATTCATCATAATATAATTATACTACAGTTCGCAATTAAAGGCAAGCGATTCTTGCAAATAACCCTACAAAAAGTAGGGCTATTTTCCCTCATAAAATCAACAACTTAGGCAACTAAACCCACAAATCTGTTCAAAACCACCCTGCTGGACTTCTTAACATTGAGGAATTTACCGAATTGCTTGGCTATCGCCTTAGCGTTCATATCGGCTTTTACCTCGAGTTCTCCCTCTTCGATCCGTTGTTTTGATGCTGGCAACAGATACAATTCATCACGACCAGTATTGGTAAGTAAGGCATAGTCGTTCGAGCGGATATCCTTACGCAACTGTTCAACTGCGTAGAATTCTTGCGTACCATTTTGGTAGTCAGGAAGATTGTTCTTGACAAAGTTGCCGATATCACGACGACTATTCGAAACGATATGGAAGCCAACTGTTTTGATATTGTAACGATCTTTGATCACACGCAAGAAGGTGCGAGTCTGTTCATGTCCACGCTCAGTCAGAGGATATTCTTTTTTCGTAATTGGATCACGGAGATAGTTCTTAACCTTTATTGTTTTACCTTGAGAGTAAGTAAAGTGTCTAAGATTATCATTGTTTCCAGATAAAGAATGACCCTCGCCATCGGTTAGGGTAACCAAAGACATCTTCTCAACATTGTTTGCTTTAATAAACTTACCGATGTAGTCGATCAAAAACACCAATGATTCGTTCAGCGGAGTAGAGTGTAATCCGTAGTTACGATCGTAAGTCCATGGTGACTGAATCAACAAATCGATCATTCCATTAAACTCACTGTTAGTCATCTTATTGTTAAACAACTCTAACAAATTAAATTGACTGTCGTGGAAACCCTTGGAACCTTCAATCGCCATCGACTGTTTTTCTTGCCAGCTGATATTTTCATATCCGCTAGAGAAGGCAAACACCTGATATGGAATTTGGATTCGCTGGCAGAACATCGCAAGGTTGATAACCTGCTTCACAGTATCTTCCATAACATGCTGCATAGAACCAGACCAGTCCATCAAGAAAATCATACCATGGTTTTTGTCCTCAGGGATGATATCAAGTTTCTTGAACATGTCATCTGTAAGAGTATAGGCATACAGTTTGCGCATGTCAAGGTCACCAGACTTCGCAGTCGTGATTCGTTTGTATTCGGTAGCACTCTTGCGCATTTCGAATTCTTTAACAAGGTAGTTCACCATACGCATAGACTCGGTTTTGAATTTCTCCAAACGATCTTTATGTTTTGTTTTGCGTTCATTCGCATAGTTCTGACCATAGTTTTTAGCAGAGATTGCGTATAAATTGTCAGAAGAAACTTTCAACTCACCAAGAATTCGTTTGAAGGGAATAATTGGGTTGCGTTTGCTAGCCAACTCAGGCATAAAGTTCTGTACGACTGTTTCAGTATCAGCCATCTCAGTCAATCGTTCACGGAATGCCTTTTCGGTTTTAGACTCAAGATCAATTTCTTCTTGTTCCTTAGTATCTTCAGCTGGAGCAGAACGAGATGTCTTTTGTGCCTTCAACTCTTTTTTAATTTCTTCGAGTTCTTCCTCAGGCATAAAATTATCGTTGTCGAAGTCATCTTCGTCATCCATAAAGTTATCAAACTCGGCATTGTCTTCATCTTCATCTTCGGTGTCTTCACCATTTTGAAGACGCATTTCTTCCATCTTCTTCTTTTGTTCTTCTCGTTCAGCTTTGGAGTGGTCAAAGATTTCACGAGCCAATTTGTATACATCTTCCATCGTATCACAACGATCTGCCCTACGAACCAAGTCCAACTCGGCAGGGGTAAATTTGGCACCACAGTTGATACCGACTTTGTAGAACAAATTGATACGATCGATCAATAGAACATCAGACAGGTCTTTCTCGGCAACACCAAAAAAGTCTTTCTCGTTTAGCTGACGATATCCTAGCAAAAATGCTTTGCGCAGTCCTGGATATTTGGCTTTGACTTTCTTTTCAATACGGACATCTTCGATCACATTCATATAACCTTGCAACACACGGAAGTCTTCTTCTTCCATAAATTCGGTTGTGGTATACAGTGCGTGTCCTACTTCGTGACCAATAAGCATCTCTTCGATTTCATTGGTCATATCTTTCCATTGCGGAAGCGTAAGTGTTCTGGTAATGCTCTCAAACGATGCCGTTGCTACATTGGCACGGATCACATTCAGATTTTCATTGGCTAACAGGCGAGCCAGCAGGTCTTTAGAATTCATCATATATTTACAATCTCCAGTCTATAGAAGAATTATACACTATTTATGAATTAAAGGCAAGCGATTCTTGCAACCTCCGAATCTCGGAGGGTTCTAATCCCCTACAGTCTGTAGGGTTATACTATAACTGAGAAATCATTGCGTTTTTCAAACTTGATCACGGATCTAAACTTATCAAACAACTGGTCTCCCTTGTGAGAAATAACGAATACATTTGCATGTTCTCCCAGCGTATTCATAAGATTCAAGAAATAATCTGTGCCGTTTACATCTAAAGACGAATCAAAAATCTCATCAAGCATTAGTAGGTTTGTATTGACAGAGTTCTTTAACTTGGCAATCTGACGCCAAGTAAAAAGGATAGCCAAGTCGATACGCATCTTTTCACCTTCAGAGAAACTAGCATAGGTAAACTCATCACGGAATCTTGACTTGATCGTTTCGTTGAACGACTCATCCAACTCAAAGTGGATATACGAATCCATCTGGTTTAAATACTGGTTGATCAATTTATTCATGACAGGAAGATACTCACGGATAATCGCAGTCTTAATACCAGTGTCCTTTAATAATGCGCCAGCAACATCATGTAGTTCTTTCTCAGTATCCAATTCACCTTTATGATTGATGTTGTTTAATGCTTCTTGAGCCAGTGACTTTAACTTTACTTTCTCTTCGTCGAGATTTGTTGTATCAGTTTTTGTGCCTTGGATTTCAACCTGCATTTCATTAATTTGTTTATTGAGTAAGGTGATCGTAGAGTTTCGTGAAGATAGTTCAATGTTTTTGTTGGTAATCTCTGATTGGATTTCAGTAATCTTAGATAGTTTCTCATTAAGATTGGTGAGGACTGTTTCGAGTTCACCGACTTTTCCATTTTGTTCCAACAGTTTATCATTAAGATCTTTGAGGATGCCCTCTTTGTATTCGTCTGCAATATCTTGCGAGCACGATGGACAAACAGCATGTTCACTAAAGAATTCTGTGTGGTGTTCACAAGTTTCGATTTTCTGAAGTAACTTGGATTTGATTGACTTTGCTTTCTCAATGTCTTCAGATATCTTATCCTTATCCGAGATGCTTGCTTTAAGAGTACCGATCTCCGAAACGATAAGTTCGATCTCGCCCTCTGCCTGTAGAATTTCAGCATAGTTAGCAGAAATTTTTGCTGCGATACTTTCGATAGCACTCGTCTTTGCTTCAGTAATAGTCTTGATGATCGCTTGTTGGGCTTCGACTTTTTGTTTTGCCAAAGTAATGTCCGCTTCAACTCTGGCGATCTCATCTTTAGTGGCATTAGCCTTTTCCTTTAATAATGTATTCATTGTAGAGAAGATACGAATATCTAGAATGTCTTCAATAACTTCTCTTCTTTGCATAGAAGATAACTGCATAAAGGGGACAAAGGAAGCACTACCTAAGATAACAACTTGCGTGAATGTTTTATAGTTTAGTCTTAGAATTTGTTGCTCAAGAATCTTTTGATAGTCTTTGACTGCAGCATCTTGATTAACCATCACACCATCAAGGTAGATCTCAAAGATGTTTGGTTTGATTCCACGAACAATTTTATATTCTTTTTGTCCGATACTGAATTCAATTTCAACCAACGAGTTTTTACCGTTGATGGAGTTGACCATTTGGTTCTTATTGATATTACGAAATGGTTTACCGAACAACCCGAAACATAAGGCATCTAGACAAGTAGATTTACCTTCACCATTCTTACCAATGATAAGCGTAGTAGTTGATTTGTTTAACAGTAAGGTATTCGGTTGGTTGCCAGTAGAGAGAAAATTCTTCCATGACAATTTTTTAAATACAATCATTCACTCTTCCATTTCATACCCATAGACTTATACATGAATCTCAGTATAAAATTGGGTTTCTTTTTAGAAATAACAGTAATAGGCATAGCATCTACATTAATAGTAAAAGATGGCGATCCAAGGTTATTGGAAATAGTAGTCCAAGTAGTACCAACATTACCAACCGACAATACCATACCACTAGTAACAGAATTTTTCCATCGTTCTTCTTGTAACTTTTTAGCATGTTCTTCACAAGGTTTGAAATCTAAATCAAGTGGAACCTGTTCCGTAAGTGGAAAAAAATATTGAATTTCAAGTTGCTGCATCATCTAAGTTTATCGCTTCCGTATAAAGAGATTTCATAAAGGTCTTAACTTTTTCTTTGTCAGCGTCAGTGTTAATAGAATCGATATAGTTGGAGAGAACATTTAATGTGTCTTCTAAATTGATGTCAGTATCGATCTCACCTTCGGTATACTCAGAAAAGTCTTCAATAATTTTTACTTCATAAGGATTACTATTATATACCTTAGTGATGAATTTATCAAACTTGTAAAGATCGTTTTTGTTTACAACGATTACCTTAACATATTTGTTTTTTAAATGTTCGTACTGCTCGAGGGACGGATCTGTGAGGGAGTCGTCGTACTCGACTCTTTCGAACATCGTATAAGGATTTCCGATGAACTCGAGTCGCCTTTCCTGTAAATCGAACAGGTGAAATCCTCTGGGATCGTTATAGTCTTGCCATGTAAGTTCGTATGGATTTCCCAAATAATAAATGTGACCATCGTCACTACGATGATGGTAGTGACCACTGAAAACCAAATCAAACCTTTTAAAAGTATCTTTAGAAAGACCTTCATGACTTTCCATTCCTCTATACATTGCGAATCCAGCAATTTCAAAATGCCCCATGCATATCTCAGCCTTGCTGGTGTTTATTGTTTGAATTGTTTCCTGAAAGTTATCAGGACAAATCCATGGCACGAAACAAATAGGAATGTCATGGACAAAAACATCTGCTGCTTTATGAACCAAACTTATATTGGTATACTCTGCTAAAAGTAACTCTGGCGAATTTACTTCATTGGTATTCTTAAAATATGTATCGTGATTACCTGCAATCATCACTACCTTGATATTTCGTTTTTCTAACTGATCGAAAAATATCTTTTTCGAACGATCGAGAGAATAGAAGTTTACATATTTGCGTCTATCAAAAGTATCACCAAGAACAAGAACAGTGTCTATGTCATTTGCATCAAGAGTAGGAAAGAAAGTGTTTGCATAGAATTGTTCGTAGAAGTCTAAAAATGCAACACTATCATTCCTAGCACCGAAATGCTGGTCTGTAATAATCGCTACTTTCAAATGAATCCAACCTTTCTTTCTTTAGGTTTATTTGTTTGCTGATTAAATACTTCAGCAATAGAGTAGGTGTCTTTGATTTCTGGTAGAGTTACTTTTAATTTATCAGCCAATGTTTTCGCATCATTGAAAGAAAGATTGTCGAAGGTAACAATGTCAAAACATCTTCCTGGACGAGTCAATGCAGAATCAATATCACGAATACTTGGAAGATTGGTAGAGAAAATCATTTTCTTACCTTTGGTTGTAACCAAACCATCACCCACATTCAAGAAACGATGCATCATTGTGTTGCCATCGCTACGAGGTTTCAAGAAAGCATCACTATCTTCAAGAATCATAATGTTGTCATCAGACTCGATAAAGCGAGCAAAGAAACCATCTTTATCAAGGATAGCTGAATCATAGGAAACAATCGCTGAAGAGTTTGTGTGTGCTAGTAGCCCACGAATGAAAGTAGTCTTACCAGTTCCAGGTGGACCAATCAGCAAGAGAATGTTTGCTGACGATTGCATGTAACGATCATAATAATCTTCAAGAGTTTCATTTTTCAAAAAAGGGTACATCTCATCGCAAGGTAAACGATCACGATTGAGCGGAACATTTACAGATTGTCCATCACCACCATATACCCATTCGATATGAGAAGTAACAACATCAAAGGTTGTTTCAACAATCTCAACATTATCTTCACAAAAATCAACATCACCAAAAGCACGAATGTTAGTTGTGTTACTGTTCACATCAAACTTAATAAGATTGTTTGATCCTGATTCAATAATGAAACCAGCAGAAGGAGAAGATTGAACGAACAGATATGTTGAAGATGGAAAAGCCAACTCTGCCCACTCTTGCCACTTTTCACGATTACATAGTACCGATGTTTCACGAAACAATGTAGATTGATTTGCGTCAGAGCGACGCTTCATAATTTCAGATGTGATTAAATCATCTATATCTGAAACACCAAGGAAAATTTTATTATCTTCTTTCATAACTTCTTTCAAATTAAACATGTTATCCCAAGCATCCCAAGTATGTTTTCTCAGGAACTTCTTAATCTTTTTTCTGCGTCTTCCTATAGGTGGAAATCTACGATGTGACACAACAGTACTTTGCTTCAATTGTTTTAACCAATCATGAACTTCTCTATGAGATACAGACATTACTCACCTACAAAATCATCTAGGGTTTGTTGTTGTTTTTTCTTTTTCTTTTCTTTTTTACGCTCTATGAAATCATCAAAGTTATTGTTCTGTTGCATGTAGTCGATATAAGCATTTTGAAATTCACCAGTTTCATCTTGTTCCTGCAATTCAAACATTTCAAATGGCATGTCTTGAATCAATTTACCTTTGATGTATGTTTGTTTTTTTTCTTTGGCGATTCTACGCAGAAATGCGTAATAGATAATTTGCGTGAAGTATGCAAATGGATTACTGGATCGTTCAGGATCAAAGTTATCAATATATTGAAGACAGTTTTCAACACCATCTAAAATCATATCCTCACGGTAACTGTAATTAATAAAGTTGGCTTTGTAGGAAAGGTGTGTCCCAATTTTTAGTAGGCAGTCCCCAATGTAATGCGGTACTCTTGGCCAACCATTTTCTTTTTTTGATAACCCTGCTTCTTTTGCAGCGAGTACCAAAACTCGATACTCTTTCATTGCTGCCAAAAACTCAGCGTTGTTTATATAGTGTGCACCTGCCATAAAATACCTTTATCAATTAACTTCACTAAGTATACTTCACTAATCAGTATCCGACAACTTTATTTTCTTGGAAGATTTAGTTGTCTGCAATTTGCCGAAAGCGTATACTCTCGATGTAGGGTTTGTAGTTAATGTATAGTTTCATTACCTTCAATAAAGACTTTGTCTTCTTTTCTCTCTTCTTCCTCTTCCCCTGCAATAGCCCTTAGATGATCTAAGACTTTATGAATGTCTTCCATACTGGAAACATCTGCAGCTTCTGGTGGAGGTTCATCGTCCCATTGTAACTGCGTTGGAGTATAGTTTAAAAGAACTCCTTCGTGATCACGAACTAAATGAATGTAGTGAGCAATGGCTCTTTGTGCTAGTTGCGAATCAAAAACTACATGCTGTTTGTTTACATGCAGTATTGAATCTTCTGTAAATAAAGTATATGGTCCAGCTGTAACTTGTTCGGAAATACGACCATTGTGTGATCCAACAAGATGCGTTTTGACAAGCATTGGAAATTTTAATGTTATAAAGTTGGTGTCTTCAGATTCTTTAAGTGCCATCAATTGTTCACCAGTAACCAATTTAACATATACGAATTGTTCGTTCATAATTTTACCTCAACAATCTTGTAGTTAAATTTCTCTTCTGAGTAGGTTTTTAATCGTTCAGCAAAATGATGTAGCGTATGATTCTTCCAAGATTTCCAACTCAGGTCGTCTGCTAAGTCATATAGATTGCATTCAGTTTTACCATTCTTCAATCTCAATCCACGACCAATACTTTGCAGGTTACGAATCTTGGATTTACTTGGCGATGCAAAAACGACATTCTCGAGAGACGGTATGTTGATACCAGTGGAGAATGTACCAAAACTAGCAACAATAATAGCATCGCTTTCAGTTTCTGTAATTTTTCTAATTGCTTCTCGATCTTCAACTTCGGTTGCTCCAGAAACAAAGAACACCTTGCGTTTGTCGTGTGCTCTTTCACCAATCATTTTGTATAAACCTTTACCATGTTTATTTACAAACTGGAAAAGAACTAAGGTATTGCCTTCAGACTTCAAAGCAAGATTACAAATAAAGTTGTTTCGTTTTTCGTGCGAAACAATAAAGTCCATCTCGTCAGCGTATTGATTATTCTTTCGACCCTGACGAGTTATGTCGTCATACTTTAATAGTATGCATGTTATATTTAGTTTAGCCAGCGTTCCTGAGTCCATCAATTGTTTGGTTGTAGTAACCCTATGCGTTGGACCAAAGATTCCCTCAAGAACTAACTTATGAATTTTCTTGTTATCAAGAGTTCCTGTAGTTCCGATACGATACTTAACATTGGATAGTTTACCCATGACAAGCGTAAGAGAGTTGGCTTTGAACTGATGGGCTTCATCTCCAAAGATAACATCAAACTGCGAGAACCACTGTTTGGGTTGTTTGTATACAGACTGCCATGTAGTAATTAAAACATCGGCAGAGATATCTTTAGTAAAACCGCTGTATAGTTTTTGAACATGTCTATTTACTTTCCAACCATTGCCAGAAGAATAATCTTCGAAGTCTGTATAGAGTTGTTCAACAAGAGATGTCGTTGGTACAATAATGATACACTTACGATTCTGTTCAAGATGCCAGCGCATTGTTGTATAAATGATAAACGATTTACCTGATGCCGTTGGAGAAAGAAGAAGAACACGATTTTTATTCAATGCCTGCGTTACAGCTTCGACTTGATAATCTCTAATTTCGATTGGTTTACCATGACCCATAGGATTGAGCCACTTGGCATATTCTTCTACCTGTTCAGTAGTAATATTGCTTGGGGGATTTATTGGAGTTGCAGTTTTGACATCATAGCCACGAGTTTCTGCAAAGTCGTAAACATACTGTAGCAAACCAACATAAAGAGTTTTACGAATGATGTCATACATTCGAACCTTACCATCCCAAAGTCTTGCCCTATATTGAGGGGTAAACCTTGCTCCTGGATATTCAAAGGTAAAAAAATCAGATAGTTCTTGTTCTACGGAAAGATCTGTAGAAAAGATTCTGAGATGTACTTCATCAATTTGTTCAATTGTAATCATGCGCCACTAATAAACTTTTTCCATTCAATGGAATTGCGTATCTGCCAATCCCTTGCTTTGATTTGATTCATAATAGATTCAAGGAACTCTACAATGTTTTGAATGTAGTTTGCTCTAATCTCTTGTTTATTTAGGGCATTGTCGCCAGACAGAAATTCATCCATCTCATTTTTGAGTGGTTTGATTCCTTGCCATTGTTCCCAACCTAGTTCGGTTAGTTCATCACGAGTTAGTTCGCCACGATAGTAACGAAACTTTTGCTGACGCAAAGTGTTGTAATCCGCTTTCATCTTAGCAAGTTGTAGCTTGTATCGGATGAGATGGTTTAAATATTTAGAATGGAGTTTTGCCGTGTTCACAGATTCTTGATCAAGATGGTTATCATCAATGATACAATCTTCACCCCACATAGTTTGCAATTCTTCTAAAGTCATAATATCTCCAGTTGTATACCATTAAGTATACCTCAAATCATAATTAAACGCAACTAATTATGCAGCGAATGTGTAGTACGAGAAACGGAAAGTTGCAGATCCAATAAGATAGTTTACATCTTGATTATTGGATTGGAAAGTTACAGTCTCTAACGCCACTGGGAATAGGTCGTTGAACTGTATAGTTTTTACTGGGGTATTTGTATTATTTAAAATTTGCAAAGTTGCAGTTGAATAACTTTTTGCAAGTTCAGAAAGAACACCAATTTGGTTTGAACTAATAAAATCTACATACTGTGTATAGTTCTCAGGGAAACCCAACGCAACCAACCAGTTGTAGATTGCAATATAATTTTCCATATTCTCATCAATCATAAACTTTACCAGAAAAGTATCATATGTTAAATGATCACCTGGAAGTGGAATTGATCTAAATGGAGTAGCCAAAATAGGATCGCCAAGTGTCAGTCCTGGAATGCTTGCTTCCTGACAGAAGTATGTCAACTCAGGCAATTTGTCAATAGCAAATCTAAACCCATTCGGTGAGAGTGGATTAATGTTTGATGGTACTGGGCAGGTAAGGATATTTGTGCTCATAGTTATTTGTTACATCCGCATCCACTAGGGCAATGTTTAATTTCAAAATATTCAACCCAAACTCTTGAATGGGCGAACGACATCAAAAACCACATAAGGGTCATTTCATTTGTGTACGAACCACATATGACATTATTATTAAAAATACTAAAAACACCAAGTGCAAAAAACACTGGAGTCGGAAACAATAACAAACATTGTTTGATGTAGTGATATGTTAGTAATCTAGACATAATATTATTTAGGAATAAAAAAAGGGAGATCTCGAAAGACCTCCCTTTAAACACCGCTTCTTATTGTCGGCTTAATTCATAACCAAGCCGAAACTCGAATTACATCAAGTTAGTTACTGCTACACGACGGTAGTAGTAGTTCACATTAGCTGTCAATGCACCATTGCTGTCGCTGTTATCCAACTGAACGAATGGGTTAGCGACCATGCCGTAGCGAGTCTTGAAACCAATCTTAGGTTGGAAAGTAGATGGATCAACTGCACGAACCAATTGTAATGGAACATATGGGCAGTAGAACAAACCAGCGTCAAATGCAGAAGTACCTTTGTAGCCAACAGTAAAGAACTGGCTAGCAGATTGGTTAGCAGCAAATGGGTCAACATAAACTTTGTAACGACCATTCAATACACCAGCAAAAGTAGTGCTTGCTTCGTCAACATTCAATGAAGTTGAAAGAGCTGGAGCGTAGTCCAAAACACCAGCCATAGCAAGAGCAGAAGCAACATCTGAAGAACAGATGATGAAGTTACCTTTACCACGACGAGTTTGTTGAGCAATAGCGTTAGCATCACGCTCGATTTGGAACAATAGACCTTTGAACTTTTCAACAGACCAACGACCATTTGAGTCAGTGTCTAAGTCGAAAGTACCAGCAGTAGTAGTACCAACTTGAGCACCTGGCTTAGCAGTTACATAGATAGTACGGAGAACTTCACGGTTGATTTCAGCCAAAATTTCTGTAGACAGAATGTTTGACAATTCGCCTTCAGCGTCAAGACCATGAACTGATTTCAAGTCTTGTGCCAATTCAACAGTGTATTCTGCTTTCAAAGCACGAGTCTTTGCAGTAACAGAAGTCTTCTCGATTGAGAAAGCCATTTCGTTGAAAGTAGAACCAGAACCTAAGTGCTCAGCAGCAGAAGTAGCTAAACCACGACCGATGTCATAAGAGCCAGAAACTGGGTTGTGACCAGCTGGGCTAGATTGATCGCCAGCGAAACCAGTATCAGCTTCGTTGAACAATGCTTCTGTACCATCCTGAGTAGAGTAGCGTGACTTCATTGCGAAGATCAAACCAGTAGGTTGAGTCATTGGCTGTACACCGCAAACATCATAAGCGATCATTTGTGGAGCAGCACGACGAACCAAACTAATCAACACTGGATCGTAACCAGAAACAGTACCAGTAGCATCACCAGAACCACCTAAGGCGATACCAGATCCACCAGCGTTAGCTGCTGTAGTTTCGAACAATGCTTCTTGTTGCTTGCGACCTTCACGCTCTTGGTTTTCCAAGAGAACGGCAGTCACTTCTTTACGATAATGATCCTTAATTGGAGCAACTGAATCGTGCTCAAGGATCGGAGCCCACTTCTTAAGAAGGGCTTGGCGGTCTAAATTAGACATGTTTTATTTCCTTTTATTATTTGAGGTTATTGAGTGCAGATACATACTTCGCTACGGAAGGATCAATCTTTGCAGTCTCAGTTAGAGTTTCAATTGGTGTATCGCTAACTACTGATTTAACTTCAGAGATAACTTTCTTTCCACCAAAATAATTTTCACGAATAGTCTGTAGTTTTACAGCAAATGTATCTAGATCTTCATAAGATAATTCTTCTGCTAAAGAAGTAAACTTTTCTACTTCAGTATCAGTCAAACCATCAGAAGCTGTAGCGATAGCGTTAACACGCTTTTGTTCGTTTACAGTTTTAGATAATGTTACATTTGTTTCTACTTGTTCATTGAGTTTTGCTTCCAATGCAGTAATCTGTTCTTGCATGTCGCCCAATACATCGAATTTCTCTTCAGGAACATCGATATAGTGTTCAGCAAACAAACCTTTCATACCTTCAATAAAGTTCTCCATGATTTCAGACTTCATACCAGACTCAAGGGCTAACTCATTCTCTTGCACCCACTGCTCGACAATATAGCCGAGATATCCATCAACTTTTTCAACAAGACCCTCTTTGATACTTTCTACTTCTTCTGCTAATTTCTCAGCGTAAGATTCTTCTAAACGAGCAGTTTCTTCAGTAATGCGTAACATTACGGCTGCTTCGAAAATTGTTTCTGCTTTAGCACGGAAATCTTCTGAAAGTTCTTCTCCGTTCATAAGCGCATCAATATCTTCTTTCATACCGCTAAGGTGACTTGCTTCAGGAGCAGTTGCTTTAGCGTTAGCAGGATTTGATGCTTTAGCTGTAGCGTTAGCTGCAGCGTCTTGGCTCTTGACATTGTTACGAGCATTGTTTGGCTCATCGCCAGCAATAGTAGTAACACCATCAGTAGATACTTTAGCAATGTTGCTTGCTTCGCCAGCAGCAGCATTAGCAGTAACCTTGTCGCTAGGACCAGATTGTGTACCCATTTCTTTAACTTCTTCATTAACTACGCCATTGGCTTTCGCTTTTGACTCAGCTAACATCTCTTTAATTTTTTGTTCGATTGACATCGTTATCTCCTAAACTGGATAAGTTCTATGTTATTATTTATTATTTATCTGATTTTACTCAGGAATGTTTGGAAAGCACGAATCTTTGCTTCCTCTAACTGCTTAGAAGAAGCCTTTCTAATAAAAGACTTTGCTTCCTCGATATTCTTTTCCACAAACTTTCCATCAACGAATGCCCATTCTCTGTTTTCCATAATGCCTCTTACGAATGCATCTGGAGCAGATGGGTCGGCAACAATATCTGCTGCCGTAGACAACATAAAGTCATCTTGAACAATTTGAACACCCTCATTGTTAGTTTTGAGTGACCCCATTGCCCTACTAGACACGCCAAGATTTGCGCCACCATCGAGTAGACCACGAGCGATCATTCCCATCGGAGTTTCTAAAATCTTTGCTTTACCTACATAGTTTTTGCCTTCTTTACGAAGATCAACGATCAAATGAGACACACGATCCAAATTAATGGAAGGAGACTCTGGATGACCGAGTTCGCCATAGGCACGATTCATTTGCACATATTCTTTTAAGTAACGACCAACTTCTTTGTCCATTACATGTTCTTGATACATGCGATTATTGCGGTTTACCAATTCAGATTGAAGGAAGATGCCTTCAATAAAATAATTCTTCTTGCCACCGACTTTTTCTTCGATGACACAATTAGTTTGTTCTACAACTTCTTTAATTAGTTTCATGGCGTATCCTTATGCTTTATCTGGTGAACCGCTAGCAGTAGTAGAAGCACCAACACGAGTTACATCATCGTATGCACCATAAGTAGCAGGTTCAACTTTAGTATCCCAACCTTGGATTTTACGAAGAGTGATATATCCTGATACTGGCTTGCTTGATACTGATTGAGCAATAAGAATATCTTGATCGTTATTTGTGCCATCAGTAATACCATATTGAGTCAGATCTAATATTGGAGCATTTTCTGGAGCACAAGCGATAATGTTTTTACCATTGCGAGAAACAATTACAGCAGAACCATCAACACCAGTAGAAATAAAACGAACGATATTTACTTTTGGATCATCGCTGTTTCTTGTTTGAGTACCTGCTCCTAAATCAGCAATAGTGATTGTAGCACTTTCGTTAGTAACAGTTTCGAAATGAATAATCGTTTCCTGATTAGTATTTCTTACAGTTGTAAAATTCATTGCCATCTTTATTCTCCGAGTTCTTTTATGATTCTAACGAAATGCTCTTTGCTTTCACGCATGTACTCAACGATTTCGTTTTTATCTGCTAATACTTTATTTAGGAGTTCTTGCGTAGATTCATTTATTGCAACAATGGATCCGTCTTCAAGAACATACTGTAACTTTCCAGCAAATTCAGCAGTCTTTGATTCTTTGATGGCTGTAACAACTGGGTCAATAGTAAACACATTGGAAGAGGCAAGTTCGATGTATGATTCAATAAGGGTATCTGTAATCTTTTCGATATTATGATATTGTCTTATGTACTGTGCAACTTTTTCTTCTGGGATTGTCGTATCAATATTGTCTAATAATTCTATATTTTCAATATATTTTTTAGCGTATTCCCTTGCCTCTTCCAATGTGCTAACATTGGATTCAATGGACAAACCATTGATTGAAATCTTAAAGTCTTCCGATACAGCCACATCATGGCCATATACTAGGAACGACGCAGCTAAACCATTGTCATTCAATAGTTGTTTCTGGAATGACAAAAAAGATTTCATTATTCTTCTTCTGTAGAAATTTCTTCTGTTTCGACTTCAGGCTCTTCATCAGAAATTTCTTCCTGTGAAACAAACATACTTTGAGCCATGTCAGTGCGCATTGCATCTAATTTCTCAGATACTTTTGCAGCCATAATAGAATTGAACGCATTGTCAATTCCTGTAGCTTCACCAGCTTGAATGGCGTCGATTAATTCACGAGTACTCATTTACCTTCTCCTTGATCCTGATCTAAATAACCAGCTTTATCTAATTCATTATTTGTAGCAACCTGTTGGATGCCAGCCATTTGCCCTTGCATTTGGGCATTACTCAATTGGTAATCACCCTCTTTCTTAATTTGGGCTTCTTCAGCTTGAATCTGATCTTCAGACATACGAAGAACATTCTTCTTAACCCAATTCACAGAGTAAAACTTACCAATGTATGGTTCCATCTGAATCAATGCTTGGATACGATTGTTTAAAATCTCAGTATCCTTCAACTCAGCGAACGCATTATCTTTCATAAAGTCGTAGCGGATGCTTTGTTTAATCTCATCCCACTCGTCTTCACGAATAATACCTTTGGCGATCAATTGAATTTTTAAAGCATCGTTAAACAAATTGGTAAATCTTTTACGCAATCTGGCGATATACTTTGTAAACTTTAATTCATCACGACTAATCTCAGAAGAACGACCTAGTGAAAATCCACTGTCAGACTTCAAACGACTTGTTGGCACATTTAATGCCTGATATAATTTTTCTTGGAAATATTGAATGTCTTGGATTTCACCAAGATTTTGACCACCTGGAAGTGTAGTAATTTCTGTTCCCTTACCACCTTCACGACGAGGCATCCAAAAATCTTCAAGCATCGAAAGGAATTTACGATCATCACGGACTTCTCCAGTGTTGGCGTCGTAAACAACTTTATTACGATAACGATTCATCAAATCATTAACATACTGTTCTGCTTTAACTTTTGGCAGATTACCCACATCAACATAAAATATTCTGCGTTCTGGTGCACGAGAGATGCGATAGATAACAACAGCATCTTCGATCATCTTTAGTTGATTGACTGGTTTAATCGCTTTATGTAAATGAGATAACATCATACCAGTGTTATTATCAACCATTCCAGAACCGCAATATAATACAGAGTCTAGCGTTAGACGAATACCCTGTGTTGTATTTTCTGAAATTCCTTTGTCATTGTAGATATAGTATTCTTCGATACCAACTACAACTTCAACACCTTTTTTATCTTTGTCTTTTTTGACATGTTTGATTTTACGAATCTTACGAGGATCAATTGGTCTTAACTCAACGATACCATTTCGTGGATTCTTTTCATCAATCAAAATATGGAAGTACAATCTTCCATCGATATACCATGTGCGGAAAAGGTCGTGACCTTTATCCGAAAACTTTAACAGCTTTAAAACATTTTCGTATTCTTCTCGTATTCTTTTTTTAATACTGTCAGATACTTTAACATCGTCAGCTACAATCTTAACTGCTTCGTGGTCTTCTTCAACCACTAACGATTCATTTACAATATCTTCAATTGCACTATCGCAATCTGGATACTGAGAAACTTCACGATACCTACGAATCAAATCATTTTCGTTCTTAACAACACCTTCCATGTCAACGACTAGAGAGTAGTACGCTCCAGCGTTGACGGAAGTTGTTACAGTAGAACCATCATCAGGTTGAGGAGCTACCACTGAAGGTAGATCCTTTTCCTGTTTACGCTTTATTTCAAAACCGAATAATTCAGCCATTATATAACCTCAAGTTTAAAACCTAATTCCCGAAGGAATTAGATTGGGAGAGGGAACGAACCTACTGGAGTATTGATAGTGGTACTAATACCAAAACCAGAACCACCAGATGAAGTATCAGAAACCCAGTAATTGTATTGGAATGTCACATCGAATGTTTCGACTTGGTTTGTTGTTTCAAAATCTAATGCAATTGCACTAATGTTAATCGGATAAGCATCAACGAATTGATACGATTTAACTGTTGCACCATTACGATCTAACTGATTGCAAGACATTTGAACTTGATAGTCAGTTGGGTTTACACGACCCAAAGTAGTAGCATTGTTTTGAATGCCATTAGACCATTGTTCAAACGCATTACGAATATTAAAGTTAGTATCGTTATAGATTGTTACTGACCAATTTTCAAAAGTTCTTTCTCCAGCAACACTGACCTGACGACCACGGTATTGAAGAGGAATATTTTCGATAGTTGATGCAGGTAAAGTAGTTGCTTTGCAAAGGAATTGACCTTGCAAACCAGCAATGCCAGCTAAAGTTACGAATGATGGGAACGCTAAATCAACACGGAATTGATTAGGACGAGCACCACCACCGATCAGTTGGGCTTTAAAATCAGCAATATTTGCCATTTGTTATCTCCTTTATCTCTATTTAGGCATTAACCACCGATCTCTGTGAAGTTCGCAGAAGAGCGAGCAGCAACAAAGTTCAGAGTAATGTAGTTGATAGAGCGATTTGGCTTAATGAAGATATCAGCAACGAACTGGTTAGCGTCAATGACTGCACCAGTATTATTGGTGTCATCACACTTAACACGGAAGTCTACGATACCACGACGACCTTGAACATCACGGAGGAATGGCTCGACTAAGTTCTTGAACTGAGCACGAGTGAAACCATCGTTAAATTCAAACAACTGGAATTTAGCAGCAGTTGCAATTGCTTTCTCAAGAACGATAAACAAGCGACGGACATTGATACGATCGAATGCGCTTGGTTTAGTTTGCATTGTCTTATCACCGTAAAGGATAATACCTTGTCCTGGGAAAGAAACAACTGGATTAATACCAGCTTTGTAAAGAGCATCTCTAGACGCTTGGTCTGGATTGTGCGCCAACTTAACAACATTCTTGATAGTACCACGATTGTAACCACCTGGACTGAACCAAGGATCATTAGTGTGGTCAGTACGAGCACACAAACCAGCAGTATCAGCGTTCAATGGAACCCAACGATATTTGTCGTTGTAACGATCGTATTGATATTTGTAACCAGAATCCATAACAGCGTAGCTGTGGATAGTATTCATAGCGTTACGATATGCAACGATTTTGTCAGTAGCATCAGAAGTATTGCCAATGATTGGATCACCAGATGAAACATCTTGCGGAGAAACAAAAGCAACGCAATCAGCACGACCTTGTGCAAGATCAGCAATAATTGAAGCAGTAGAAGCAGTAGCCTTACCAGCAAAAATCAAACTGATATCATACAACTCTGCATTAGAGAATAATGCATAAGCGTTTTGTTGTTGACCAGCAGTCATTGTGAAATCGTCTACACCACCAACAAGATCAAAATCAGCTGCAGAAACTAGACTAGTAAAATTGTTTTCAATAGCACTAGTACCCCAGTCATCGTGACCACTGAGCGGTTTGTCCATCCACCAAATGTATGCAGAATTTGTATTCAATACATTTTTATAGTAGTTGTTTGTTCCGTCTTGTTTGCGAGCATCAGATGCTTTAGAAACGAAAGCAAATTTCTCTAGTACGGATCCTGGGACATTAGTCCAAGCACCAGTGCGGTCAACGATCAAAATATGCATTTCGTCATTTGAACCACCAACACTAGCAGCAAAAGTTGAAGTTCCTGGAGCAGAATCAAAATATGATTTGTATGCCCAAGTGTCGTATGTATCAGCATCAGCGTAATATACAGTAAGTGAATTACCTAAAGATCCTGGATATTTTGCAGCGAATTCGCCAACAACACCTTCACCATCTGCAAAACTTTGCAAATAGTCTTCAGAGTTTTTAATTTTTACGCCACCAGCTAAATTGACAGTACCAACAGCAGTAGCAGTAACGCCAGATAACGGAGCAGCAATACTAATTGAAGGCATTTCGTCGTAACCAGTACCAGCAACAGTAATAGTAATACCAGTAATGGTAGAACCACCAACAGTAACTGCACCAGCAGTAGCTGCAGCACCAGTATGTGTACCAGTGATAGTAACAGTTGGAGCAGCTTTATAACCAGATCCTGGAGTGTCAATTACAATAGCAGTAATAGTACCTGATCCATCAATAGTAGCGTGAGCGGTAGCAGTAGTACCTGAACCACCTGGAGCTGAAATTGTTACAGCTACACCACCATAACCACCAACAGAATAACCTAATCCACCAGTAGCAACAGCGATAGCAGAAATAACTCCACCAGATAATGTTACAGTAGCTTCAGCTTGAGTACCACCAGATACATTTGGAGCACCGATAGTTACATTTGGAGCAGCAGCAGTTGAGGAATAACCTGAACCTGCATTAGAGATGGATAATGTTGCTAATCCACCAGTTTGTGTTGCAACAGCATTTAAACCATTTGTTGAATCAGTACGAACTAACAATAGATTGTTAGCATACGATAAAAAGTTTGCTGCTGATAAGAAAGATTGGAAGTTGGAATCGTTAGGTTTTCCGAATTGTTGAACCAAAACATTTTCCGAAGAAATTGTAATTGGTTGCATAACTGGACCCCAAGCAAAAGCTCCCGCAAATGCCCCAACAGAAGAACTAACTGCTGGAACGATTGACGAAAAGTCTTTTTCTACGACTGCAACACCTGGACTAAGTTGAAAAGGCATTGTAATTCTCCTTGTTACATTTACATGTTATTTGTTTGTGCCATCTAAGCATTCACTATATTATTTAGTTTTTTCCACTTTTTAGAAATTATGAAGGACTGGTTCTTCCGAACTTTGTCCATCAGCTATAAACCCAAATGGCGTTAATTCATCCTCAATCGCTTTAATACGAGTCCTATAAATTAGGTCTCTGAGATTGATATCATTTAAATCTTTAAAATACGGCTGAGTAGTCAGCCACCCAAATAGAACCAAAGTCATTACTAAGTCGTCATTGTACCCATCATCAGCAGCATACGAACCTCTGTATTCTATGAAAGTTGTAATTTCTGAAATAATATCTGCGTCTGGGATCAATAACTTTTGTTCTTCGATCAGAGTTTTCAGATTCATACAACCAATTCGTTTCACCTTTCTGTCAGTGACCACACCCAGCTGGGCACGACCTCCACCAAAACCTCCAGAAACTGTTTGTCCCTGAGTGTTTCTATTTACAAAAAGAAGATTATCATATTCCAACTCGTGGTGTAGAATATTAGCAACCTGCTCTCCTATATTTATCTCTATTAAAATGTAGGCATTATTGTATTCCTTAGCCACTTTATAGATGAAGTTGGGATACAATAGAGCAGAAACATCATTTTTTCTAAACTTCGCCACAATTTTATATGGCGCAGTTGTAATATCGATCACCGTAAAAGCAGAATAATCTTGTTCAATACCAGAAGCCACATCAGCTACAAGAACATAGGAGTGTGGTGGTTTAAAAATCTTCTTGCCTGTTTCAGGATCAATTTTATTTGTGTCTTCTTCGTAAACTGGCTCTTCAAAAACATCCAACCCATCTTTAGAATATATTGGATAGGAAGGTGACATCATTCCAATTACATCGGCATTGATGAGCGTAAGAGCAGAACCTAAAAATTTACAAAGAACCTCTTGATTAAATTTAAGGTCACCAAGAATACCTTTTTGTTCGTCAGCCCACTCTTTAGTTCTTCCTGGAATTTCCCAGTAAGGAATAAAACAATTTACAAAACCATTGCGACCATTCTCGGCATCGTTCCAGAACTTCCAAAAGTGATTATATCCTAATGGAGTTGAACTCAAAAGAATTTTTGTAGTTTCACCTGCAGAAATAGTAGGATAAACAGAAGTAAAAAATTGGTCAGCAACAGTGTTGGGAATAATTGCTGCTTCGTCAACATATAATAGATTAACAGACTTACCACGAATACCAGAAGTAGAAGTAGCAGAAGTAAATACTTTAGATCCATTTTCTAACTCAACATCCCCTTTGTTCCAAGACTTAACACCTTGCTGAAGCCATATCGGCAAACCTTCATACATAACTTGATAACGAGCAAGAACCTCTCGAGCAGCAGTGGCTTTGTTAGCAAGAATAGCAACTGTTTTGGCTTCTTGAAATAGTGTATACCAAAGAATATATGCAGCAGAAGAAGTTGTTTTACCTTGCTGACGACCTTCCATAAGAATCACTTTACGATTCTCGTGGATAATTTTTAATTTTTTCTTTTGACAATCATACAATTTAAACAACTGTAAACCATGGTCAAGCGTGACAATTTGACAATAGGTTTCAATAAAGTAAATATAGTCAGACCTACACTTAACGATTTCTTGTATCTGTTCCTGAGTAAACTGAACTGAAACGCCAATTGCTTTTAAATTCGGATTTGCATTATATATTTGTGCCATGTTATGGTGTATCGTTCCAACTATCTAATATATCGCCATTAGCAAAATCGCCTTCAGCTGTGTATTTTGTTCCAAAGTCTGTTCCAGTAGCATTTACAAATATTGTGCTGATTGGACCAGAAGCAGAAATTGGACCAAAGAAATTCATCTTAAGAGTAAAAGTGATTGTATAGATTACCATTCGTCTTTCTTGAAAGTCCCCATCATAGTTATCTTCAACAGATACACTATTCATAATGATTGGTATATCTAAATCAACACTCATTCTTGGAATGGCTTTGATTGTAAGGGTAAACTCTGGAGTAAAGAATGGTAAAATTTGTTCTACAATTTGTAATGCGTCTTCTTGAGTCTTAGTTAAAACATACAAAGAAACATCAATGTTATATGGTACTGGAGAATATTGAGTTTTTAAATTTGGTTGCGCTGGATCGCTATTATCGTAACAAGATATTTTTGCCATACGATTTGTTTTACGAGAAGCGTCATAGGACATACCAGTAATTTCAAAAGACATTCTTGGTAGTACAGCGTAAACATGTTTCTCTAAACCTGGATCCTGCTCAACACGAACTAACCATTTTTCTTTTGGTGCATATGTTAATGGGATTACCAATTCTTGGCCAATAGTTCCATCATTTTTTTCTCTTTGAATTTTGATGTTACTAAACATTGAACCAAAGGCAACAATAACCTTACGAGTTAATCCGTGATAAAATGGAGGTATGTTAAGCATTACTGAATATCTCCAAACGGATTATTAACATTAAATACTAACTCTGTAGCTTCTGCTTTGAACTTAACATTGTCGCCGAATGATTGAGGTAAATCTGGATCTGCTTCGATCGTGCAGTAGCCAGTTGCTTGATCTCCAAAATCTGGAGCAGCAATTTGTAATATTGGCGCAGTATCATATCCTGTTCCAACATCTGTAATAGTTAATTTAGTAACTTCACCATCAGAAATTGTAGCAACAACTTTAGCAGGTTTCCATGCAGCAGTACCATTACCACCAGTCAATATAACTTCTGGTGCGCTAGTATAACCAGAACCACCATATTCTAAGAATACATGGGTAACTGCGCCAGTCGCATTTCGTGCAAAGTCTGTATCGTATGATTTAAGAGTTTCGAAAACATCGATATCTTTGAATCCAGTATCGATATGCTCGGAAGCATACTGGAATAGTTCAACTTGTAGTTTGTAAACATACAATTTACCCAACTGATAGAATGGGTCTTGGTGTTGAACGAATTTGATTTCAAACAAACCTTTAGTCAAAGGGAAGTAAAGTAAATCACCCTCACATGGTCTATTTGGTAATTGTGTAGTTCCGAAACGACCAACTAATTGATCCCATCTACGACGAGCAACAGTAAGAGTTGCTGACTGTTCCATCATTAACCCAAATTTATTAATGAACGCACCCTGTCCCTCAAACCCATCTACGGAGTCGAGATACATTTCAATACCGAATGCCTGCTTAAATTCAGACAAACGATCTTCACCCAAGATGTTATCTTTGGCTACGAGAGTTCTTGGAATATAATAAAAGTCTTGTCCATAAATTTGCATGGACTCAATTATAATATCTTCCAATAGGTATTGTTCGTTGCCAGTACCTTGAGAAAAGTAAACATTTCTTGCCACAATTTATCCTAAGAAAAAGTCTAGTGGTGCTGCTTTATTTTGAATTTCGTCTTCCAATTCTTTAATTTCGGAAATTGCTTCCTGATACAACTTATCACCATCTAGTGTAACACCCCCAGGAAGCTGCAATCCGCTAAACTTTTTAAGGTTAGTACCCCACTGTCTTTTGATCAGTGCGGTTGTATATCTTTTGAGCCATGGCTCATTCCAAACACGACTAAACTCGTTTGGATCTAAAGCACGATATGCTTCAATAACTATGTAGTTTCCTACTTCAACTTTGTTTGCAGTTTTCCAATCCATATCGATATACAATCTATTTTCTAAACGATTGAAACGATAGATAGGTTTACCATTCAACACCAAATCTAGTGTTGCCAAATGTTGCATAACAGTTGTATAGTAAATCAACGAGGTACTAGACAAATCATAAAGGTCATTTAAACGCAATTGATACTGCAAGTCAAAAATAGATTTTGAAGAGGAAGTGCCTTGATATAAATTTAGTACACGAGAAACGCCATATACAGCATCAGCCACTGGGATCCAACCATTGTCTATATCACCAGCAGTAAAGAAATCATCAGCAGAAGAAACAGTTGCTGTTGGACCTTCTGCTCCACCAAACATTATAAGAGTTTCACCTTGTATAAAAGCAGCTGGACCAACTGGATTTACAGCCAAATGGGGTAACTTAATTAAACCAGCAACCTGCAGTACGCTTGGATCTGTTGTTGGATAAACTCTTGCCATTGTACCAGAAGTTTCTCCCTGAACAACCATACCATAAGTAAAATCTAATCCATTAGTTTCTACAATTTTTAATTGTGAAGCAGTAACCTGATGTTTCAAATAGAATTTTTCGATACCATCATAGTGGTATAATCTAAAAATATCTAATGATTCGTCAATACGATCTTCAATCTGATCATCGTCTACATTTATCTCGAGTACAGGTGCACCAAGATTGCGTAAACAATAATTTTTAAAATCTATTCTGCTTGCTGGAATCGCCATCTTAGTTTCCTAACTTTGCTTTTAATTCGTCGATTTGTTTTTGCTGGTCTTTGATAGACTCAATCAAGTAAGCAATCAACTTAGTATATTGGATACCAGAAGTATTTCCTTCTTGATCGTACTCGATAACTTCAGGAATAATTGGAGCAACCTGTTCAGCGATAAGACCAGCTTGTTTTCCAGTTCCGTGAATTGCATCGATCCAATCGAAGTTTACACCATTCAACTGAAGAACAGAACCCAAAGCATTGTTCAACGGAGTGATGTTTGTCTTGAATCTTTCTGAAGAAGTTTCAGTCAACGCAACAGTAGAAAGTGTACCAGTCGAAGCATTGAATGTTAATTTACTACTTGATATTTTTGCAGTTGTCAATGATCCAGAAGACGAAGTCGACATTGTTGGATATAAAGTGGTAGTGCTAGTATCATCAGACAGTGTAGCACCTGCTGCTGCCCAAGAAAGAGTTCCTGAACCATTCGTTACAAGAGCGTATCCACTAGTACCATCTGCTGAAGGTAGAGTATATGTTGCAGTACCTGCTGCAGCTGGAGCAACGAATTTGACAGAACCAGAAGAAGAACCTTTAAGAGCCAAAGTTCCGTTCAAGTTTGTAGTTGCACCAGATGCTGCACCAATGTTTAATGTAGTAGCAGCACCTGCAAAGTTGACTGTAGTTGCAGTAGTATTCACAAGAGCAAAAGTACTACTATCAGTAATTAACGATGTGGTGATTGTTGGGCTAGTTCCGAATACTAATGAACCAGAACCAGTTTCATCAGAGATAATACCAGCCAATTCTGAAGAAGAGGTTGCAGCGAATACAGAAAGTTTATTGCTTGTAGTAGCAAGAGTCGCAGATGCGTCTGGTAATGTAAATGTCTTTTCTGATGTTGTTGGACCAGTAAACTTAGTAAATCCGTTACCAGTACCACCATAAGTAGAAGCAATGACTTGAGTCAAAGCTGCAGAACCATCAAAGTTATTACCGTAGATAGAACGAGCAGTAGTAAGAGTTGCAGCTGAACCATCGATACTAGTAATACCAGTCAATGACTGTGAAGCAGAAGATCTATTGATAGCAATTGAAGTTGTACCAAGATAGAATGTTTGATTGTTTAACGCAACAGTACCAGTTGTGCTTGGTAGAGTAATTGTAGTTGAATCAGTACCAGCAAGAGTGATTGTATTATTAACAGTGAATGTTTTACCATCAGCAACAGCAAGAGTTGAACCAGTTGCTGGCGCAGTGATTGCCATTTTGTTAATAGATGTAGCAGAAGCAACCCCAAGAGATGGAGTTGTTAGTGATGGGCTAGTTCCGAATACAAATGCGCCAGTACCAGTTGCGCCAGTAGAAGTTACACCTTCAATAGTTGGGTGTCCAGTAATTGTTGGAGAAGCATCAAATACAAACTTACCAGTACCAGTTGCACCAGTAGAAGTAACACCTTCAATAGTTGGGTGACCAGTAATTGTTGGGCTGGCGCTAAGAACCATGCTACCAGTACCAGTAACAGAGTTAGAAAGAGTTACACCACCATAAGTTAATGCAGCAGAGAATGTTCCGTTGGTTGCTGTAAGAGCGCCCATTTTAACTGCATCATATGTTGCACCAGTAAAACTTTGAGTAGTTCCAGCAACTGGATTATTAGTTGGAGCACTATAAAATTTCCAAGTAGCATCGGTATGATCTTTTAATAGACCAGTATATAGCGTAGTTCCAGCTGGTTTGTATTCACCAATTAAACCGATATCGTGTATATTTCCAGTAGCACCAGCATTAACATAAATTGCAGAATCTGCACCAGAAACTGTTGCAATAGAACCAGTACTTTGTGTTCCAGTAACATATAAGTTACCTGCAACATAAAGATCTTTACCGACATTAATTGCAGAACCAGAAGAAGTGGCACCAATATTCATTGTGGTAGCACCACCACCAATATTTAATGTTGTGGCATTGGTATTGAATAATGTTGCAGTAGTTGAAGTAGTGGTGATGTCACCACCATTAACTGCGAGATCACCAGTGTTAGTTTGGTTACCTGTAACTTGCAGCGTTCCACCAACAGAAGCATTACTTGAAAGAGTAGCAACACCAGTCACACCCAGTGTGCCAGACATTGTAACACCTTCGGCACCATCGGTAGTAATTACTTTAAGGATACCAGTTTTTCCTGTAGCATCTAAAGATAAAGCAGAAGATACATTATCTTTCAATAACCATGTTTGTGCTGCGCCAGAGAATATATCTCCAGTATTCATATACAAAGCATAATTATTTAAAGCAGAACCAGAAGCGTCAGCATATAAGCCAACATTCAAACCACTAGCATGTGTATCTGTGGCTAGACCACGAACACCTACAGCAGAACCAGTATCGCTAGTTGAGAAAACAATACCTTTACCAATTACACCTGCAGATTTTGTTGAACCTTTTGAAGTACCAGCACCATAAACACCAACACCCCATTGAGTAGAATCAGATCCAGAAGCAACACCCTCACCAACAACACCAACGATATATGGCTCAGTGTTACTTGTAGTTCCATTTGAAGAAATAAGTTTAGAATTTGGATAATCGCTTAATGACGCATCACTACCAACTAAAATAGTAGTAGCAGTTGCAGCACCGAGTACTGGAGTAATTAAAGTTGGAGAATTATCGAATACAAATCTACCAGTACCAGTTGCACCAGTAACAGTAACTCCTTCGATAGTCGCATGACCAGTAATTGTTGGATTACCGATTGAAGGAGAAGCATCAAATACAAACTTACCAGTACCAGTTGCACCAGTAGAAGTAACACCTTCTGCAGTGATATGGCCAGTAACAGATAATGTTCCATCTAATGTAGCATTACCGTGAACACGAAGTTGTTTTGCAATACCAACACCACCATCAACAATCAATGCACCATTTGTGTATGCAGTTGATTCTGTTGTTTGTAATAGGTGTGCTGTAGTAGTAGTTAATGTTGCAGTATTTGTATTGTCATTGTAGAAGTATAAAGTATTATCGCCAGCGCCAACAGTTGCTTCAGCGAGAATATATGTTTTCTGATCAACAGACTTAACGCCACCCAATGAACCCCAAGAGGCAGCAGCATAACCTTCAAAAGTTGAAAGGTCAGTATTATAACGAACCTGACCAGTTACTCCAGTTGGTCGTTGAGCAGTTGTGCCGACAGGTAATTGAACAGACTTAACGCTATTGAATACTGTCTGAGCATTATTAACAGTTAATGTTCCAGTTGCAGCACCGATGCTGATAGTAGTACCAGCACCAAAAGCATTAACAGTTGTTGCAGTTGTATTGATTACATTAAATGTAGTTTGGTTGGTAGTTAAATCACCACCTTTAATCTGAACATCACCATTAACAGTTAAGTCATATCCAACTGTTGTAGTTCCTGAAGATGTAGAACCGATGTTAGTTGTAGTTGAAGCACCACCAACATTAAGAGTAGTTGCAGTAGTGTTCAGTAAATTGAATGTAGTTTGGTTGGTAGTTAAATCACCACCTTTAACCTGAACATCACCATCAACTGTTAAATCGTGTTTAACATTAGCATCATAGCCGATAGTTGTAGTACCAGAAGATGTAGAACCGATCGCAGTTGTAGTTGCTGAGTCACCAATAGTGATTGAAGTTTGACCATCAGCCAATACTTTAGTCGCTTCAAGAACTTTAGTATTTGCAATTTTAAATTGTTTACCAGAAGCGATATTCCAATGTTCGCTTGAAGTCCAATTAGAGTTTGAACTATCCCAGATAATTGTTTTATCTGTATCACCCTTAAGAGTAATACCACCACCATTCGCAGTAGTATCAGTAGGTGTAGCTACAGAACCTAATTCAATATTTTTATCATCAATTGTGATAGTTGTTGAGTTTACAGTAGTTGTTGTTCCATTTACTGTAAGGTTACCAGTAATAACTGTATTACCAGTTACAGCTAAGTCAGAACCAACATAAAGTTTTTTGGCAATACCAACACCACCAGCAACTCTCAACACACCAGTAGTAGTTGAAGATGCATCAGTAGTACCAGTAATATAGAACGAAGCCATTCCATCGATAGCAGTATATGTGCTACCCAATGTCATTGCAGTTGTGCCGATTGTAAATCCAGGATTTACCCAGTCAGGTGCAGTTGATGCTCCAGTTGAACGAAGCACATAACCAGTGGCTCCTGGGGCGATAAATCCAGTAGTATTAGCATCAGCCTGATACATCAAATAACCAGCAGAACCACCAGCAATGTTAGTAGCAGTAGTTGCGGTAGTAGCAGTACCAGTAGAAAGAGCAGAAGCATTAACCCAAGTTGGTCCAGAAGTTCCACCAGATGTTAAAACCTGTCCAGAACTACCAGCAAGAGATAAACCAAAAGAAGAACCTTGAGAGTAAACAATAGCACCCGCAACACCAGTAAGAGCAGCACCAGTACCACCGTATCCTAAACCAATCGCATTACCGTTCCATACAGTATTGGAACCCATTGTTTTATTGGTAAAGGTTTGGGTAGCTGTTAGAGTTGGAACCTGTCTACCACCGACAGTAGTACCATCGTGGATTCGAATTGTCCATTGTTCGGTATCTACCGTGAATTCACCCTGCGCTCCTGTGAACGCATTATTTTGTGAGGTAGTTCCTCGTCTAAACTGTACTTGGGTTGCCATTTAAAAGTTCCTCTAATTTTGTATATTTATGCCTGTGCTTCTGACCAGAATAAGTTAATGTTTACAGCAGCTGCAGTACCATCAACAACATTAATAGTACCTGCCATAGTATAATGGCGTGAGCAGTTGTAGTATAAGATATCTGGAGCGTCAGTAGGTACTGTCCAGGTAATTGTTCCGACAGCAGCTCCATTATTAGTTACTCCATCATTGTATGCATCACCAGTACCAGTTGATTGTACTGTTTTAATATAAAATGGATGTCCAAGAGCATTCATGTCAAATGTATATGTCTGTCCTCGAACAACAGTAATTGTTGGGTTTCCATAACCATTTAAACTATACTTACCATATCTTTCAATAACCTCGTAAGATGTAACACCAATAGGTAGTGGTTTAACAACGATTGATAAAGTATCTGGACCATCAGGGAAATTACCATAACCACCAATAGCAGAGTTAGATAATTCTTTAAGGTTTGATAAATCAATCTCAGAGAATCCGTCTGGTTGTCCTAGCGTGGAGAAAATTTGTTCTCCTGGTTCTGCTGCATATGGTAATCCATTTGAAACTTGAGCGAACGATGGTTGAGATCCCAACATTACTGTGTTTACAGAATCCCAATTTAAATCTGTTGCGGAATCAATATTTCCTGGATTCAAAATACCATATACCTGAACAGATTGGTTAGATTGAACTTGTAATTTTTGAAGCAATAATTGTGAACGATTAACTAAGTCTCGATCTCCAAGATTGCCAGAAATCGAATTTGATACAGCTGGCGCCAATCTTAGTGAGAACACTGTACGAGAATCGCCAACAGGAATAATTTGACTCAAAGCCGAGTATGAGAAGTAGTATCCACGATCTTGATCAAAACCACCATCCATAATATAAGAAGAACCCCAGTGGTTTAATGTTGGAGATGCAGTGCAACTAATTAGTAATACAGAATTGTGTCCATTACCATAAGAATGGGCTACTGCTGAACCACCAGTAAATGATTTATTTGTTCCACCTAAGAATAATTGGAATGTTGCCCCACGAGTACAGTTTAACAATTCATTTGTTGACATATCCACACCAGTGAATTTTATACATTCATTTTGAATAAGAACGACACCACCATTTACTGGAAAACGAGATACATCCTTAAGAGGAATTGTTGTAGCAGAATCGCTAATTGAGTCGGCCAATTCTCCGTTCACGGATTCATTGATGGTTTGATAACGAACCGCAGAGTTCCCAGAACGCATGTAGGCTTCATCATTCACATTGTTCTGTTTCATACGGTGAGCAAGAATCATATTGCCATCTGGTCCACGACACATAAAGTCAATGAAACCAGCACCATACCACGAGAACGAAATTCCCATCATTTGCATTTTGTTCAGGTTAATATTATAACCAGAGATACCAGTTCCATCCAGCGAATCAATATTAAACTCTGACTGAGGAACACGATAATCAATAATTGTTGATAATTTAATACCCGAAGATCCATGGACACCACGATAAGCTGGATTGATTGTCATGGAGTTATCATCAGTGATAGACCCAACCATGTATGTCATACCACGAATAACAATTCTGTCACCAACTTTTAATTGTTGAGTAAATCGACCAGATGTTGCTGTGACAGCTTGAGATCCTGGATTTACAGTACAGAAACCAGAAATTTGATATGTTGAAGAACGCTTAATAACTGCTAGTTCTTTACCATCAAATTCCCAAAACAATCCGTTCTGATCATCAAACGCACCCATTCGAACGGATGCTCCATGCCAATATTTTAAAGTAACACGAGGTAAATTTGTAATTACTGCACTGGTACTTCCTAATGAAGTTGAAGCAACAAGAGTGAAAGTGTTTTCACTAAGAATTGTATTAACGCCATATGTTCCATTATAACCCTCAGTAACAACACCAGCAATTTCGATAACAGCACCAACTTGTAGTCCATGATCTAATTCTGTTGTAACTGTAATGAGAGATCCTGGAGCAGTTGCTGAAGCAGAAATTTGATCAAGATTCATAACAGGGTTAAACAAAACACCTGATGTCCAAAGAATACCTTTACCAGATTGGTAACGCATGTATTTTTTAGTTTGACGAGAAACTGATGCTCCATGAGACGGAAGGAAGTTACCCAATTGAACACCACCATCAAAAGGGCGATGTAAAACAAATGCATCAGAACGAGTATGCAATACAATATTGATATTACTGTTGGCAACTACTCCACCAACACGAGCAGTAAATGTAAATGTATTTTGAGATGGAACTGTTTCTGCAAAGAAATTACCAGTTAGCAAACCGTAATTTCCACCACTTCCCGTACTCACACCAACCAAAGGAGCACCTGGAACTAAACCATGGTTTGCTGAACAGGTTATTGTAATTCTAGAAGGGTTTGCTTCATCTGAAACTGCAGTATATACGGGTATCTGAGAGCCAGCATAAAAACCTCCACGACGACCATAAGCAGATCCACCGTATAAAGACAACCCACTGGTTCCAACAATACCTTTAGCATAGTAGGTAAAAGTATTATCGTCTGGAACTGTGGCGATAACGAAAGCACCTTCAGCACGAGCGTAATTTGGTGTTCCTGTTAAACCATAAATGATAACAGGATCTGCCACGGATAATCCATGAGGCGCAGAAGTTGTGACTGTAATCGTTGACGGAGATGAACCATCAGTTGTAATATTAGACAAAAATAAGTCAAGACCTGGTTTTTCATAAATTCCAGGAATGTTACGAATCTCTGTATAGTTCTGCCACTTAGTTGGTTGTAATCCATATTCAAAGTCAGCGTCAATTAGTGACTGTGGATTAGCAACACGCATACGCTCAATAGCGTCTACACCAAAAGCGTAGGGGCGAACAATATTACCAGTTTGTTTTGGAGCATCTGTATAAATCGCAATAGCGTCAGATGATGACATATCAGATGTATCATAGTTAAATGTTACAGTAGTAACACCAACCTGCTCACTAAAGAATCCAGCATCTTCGGCTGGATCATAAACAACAGTACCGCCACGAGTTGGATCGCCAATCGCATAAATGTTATTTTGCGAAGTTTTGTTTGCAATAATCAATAACTGTGTTGCATTGCATTTCCCAGGAAACTTTACATATCCTGCGTTCGCAACATCTGGTACAAATATATACTTTTCAACTAATTGGCGAGCCATTTTATTCCTTTAGAATCCAAAAATAATCGAGTAGCCGATGTAGTCAGCTTTAACCGATTGGTCAATATTTTTCAACGATACGATACCGTCTAATTGTAGACGACCCAAATCGTAAATCAATCCAGTAATATCAGTAATGAATCCAAGGTCTTCATCACCTACAAGAAAATCGTCCCAAACATATCCAAGATCCGTTTGTGCGTTGGTAGCAAAAACCGCAGAAGCAACCTGTGCAGTAGAGTCTGCGTTAATCCAGATAGATCCAGTATACGCTAAAACTTGGTTTGCTGTTGGCGAACTGATAACAACATCAGTTAAAGAATCTAATGTTGAAACATCTTTAGTTACCCATTGAACACCGCTGCTGGTAGAAGCCAAGACTTGACCAGATGTACCAACATTACCATCTTTGTCTTTTAATGGACCAGAGATAGAGGGAGATGCTAGGGTTTTGTTTGAGAGGGTTTGAGTGCCGTTTAGTGTAGCGACTGATACGATTGATTCAGTACCAGAAACGGACTTCTTGAAGAACAGGTTTCCATCGTATGTGTTTAATGCCAACTCACCTAACTGTATGTCAGTGGTTGCAGGTACTTTGGATGCGACTGCTGATCGCTTGAGTTTGACTGTGTTACTCATTATAACCTATTCTATGTAGAACAAATACTCAGTATATACTGAGAAGAGATGGATTTAATCCACCTCTTATTTAGCATTATTTAATACGAGCAATTAAGGTGTGTAATTACCGATCCAAGCAGAACCATTAACACTATACCAGAATTTTTGATTCACATTGTCAATCAAAAGATCAACAATGGTGCCATTTGTTTGGAAAGTTGGACCATTGGGATTTACCAGTGTAGCATTATCATAATACACTTCACCCTGATCGTAAACTGAAACCGCACTAGCATCTTGACCAAGATAGAAATCTAAATTAGGTTCAGTTGCCACACCAACAGCCATCCATACAGCAACACCTGGATAACTGGTCATTAGGAAACTAAACATTACTTTATCGTTAGGAGCAACAGTCGGAAGCAATAACACTGAAGCAGTGGTATCATTTGCGCCATTTGCTGTAACAGTCCATGTATTGTTTTGAAATGCATTGCTACCAATAGAACCAATTGATGGTTCGTTTATAAAGGTATATCCAGTTGGCACATTATATTCTGCTGTAGTTTGAGCAACCCATTGACCAGCAATAACTCCATGATACACATTTAAAGCAGCACTAATAGTTACGCCAGCACCAAGCATTGAAAAGGAAATACCTGGAGTTGTTGGGCTACCACGAGAGCCAGATGCTGGATGTTGGAAACCTGCGATTAGTGTTCCTGGACCGAATTTAATTGTCATTGTTTTCTCTCTTTATACTGCCCAAATATTAGTAAAATCAACACCGCCAAAATTGATGATTACATTTGTTTGATCATCAAAATTTCCTGTATATTGTATACTGATAGTATCATTAATGACATCGCTACCAGTATCATTCTTAGCATACCAAACCTCGCAAGTTTGAAAGAGACCAGCTTCACCATTTCCTGCATCGTTGTAATATGACTTAGAAGATTTTTTAGTCCATGTTAAACCAGAAGATGAAGTAACTGAAACGATATTTCCATTAGAGTAGTCATGTCCTTCAACACCCATACATAAAACACCAAACTCAGTATTGTTTAAATTGTAACTAGAAAGAGATGATATGGAATTAGAATCAGTGCCGAATGAATGATATGAACCAACTACAACAGGAGGAACTATACCAATTCCATTTAATACATGAATAACTGATACTGATCTACCGTTCAGATTATTGTTTATGGTAGAAGTTGCATTTGTAACTGCCGATGGATTTTCAAGCGTAGATGCCCAAATATATTCCCACCAATTTGCGCCATTGTTTTGCGCAACTTCTTGTCCTGTCCAACCATTGATATATCCATCAGTTGAACCAGCACTATTATCTGAAGTAACAAAAGCAATAGAAGTTGAATACGCAGGAGCAGACCATGTTATTGAAGGTAAACCAGCCCCACCATCATTATAACCATCAGTGACTGCATAATATGTTGGAGGAGTTCCGTACTGAGGAATCCCAGATGGTGCGCCTACCTGAAAACCAGAAATCTTAATAGTCATTATTTGTTCTCACTTTGTTTTTGTTCAACTTTTTCTTTGAACTCTTGAATCTTTTCCTGATTCGCAGCAATATGCTCTTGCATTTTTTGTTTGATTTCTTCTTGCGTCATTTTAACCCCAATCGACTAATGTTAGTGCAGTGAATGGCCAATTCCAGTTTCCTTCGTATACGCTATATTCGCTAAATGCTAAACTACCGAGTGGAAGAAATATTGAATATTCCCAACCATCTGTTGGGAATAAAACAAACGCTGTGTTTGGAGAATGATCGGTACTACCAGATCCCCAGTTACCTTCGAATAAAATATAACTTGTTGGCGGACCAGAAAGATTGTTTATATAATCTAACTGTTCTGCATTTAACTGTAATAAAATTTCTGAAGAACTCCCAGACTGCACAAAACCATTAATAGTTAAAACGCTTGGATCAATAAAATCAATAACTTGATCTTGATGGAAAATCATAATGGATGGCGCAGCTTTTAAAGTTACGCCACCATTTACTGTTGTGCCACCATTAATTGTGATTCCAGAAATAGACATTATTTAATCCTTAGTATGTACCACCATCAATATCGAAACCAGATAAAACACTAGTATCTGCGCCAGCACCAGTTAAATTCCCACCAACATAAATTTTCTTGGCAACAGACAAACCACCTGACATTACAACAGAGCCAGTTCCCAATGGACCAGCTTCAGTAGTGTCAGTGAATGTTACTAGGTTGTTAGCTGCAAGAGTTGTAAATGCACCAGCAGCACGAGTAGTAGAACCAATTGGTGTATTATCAACAGTACCACCAGAGATAGTTAGGTCATTCGCAACATAAGTATCTGCGATCGCAGTACCTTGCCAAATACCAGTAGTGATAGTGCCAAGAGTTGTGATAGTATTTTGACCAACATAAGTTGAAGCAATATCAACAGTATGAGTATTAACAGTAATGCGATCAGTAGTTCCACCAACTGTTAATACACCATTAGCATATGTTAAACCATCACCAGCGAGAGATGATTTTAACTGTAACGCATCATCAGAAATCTCGATACCACCAGTTGTATTATTAACATTAACTGCTAAAGTATAACCAGACTTAACTAAACCATCACCAGCAATTAGAGTACCAGAGGATGAGAACAATGTCCAGTCGATAGCAGTAACACCAACATCAACAACCTTAGTTGTTACAACGAAACCAGCATTTAAGTTTACAGAACCATCTTCAACGAAAGTAAATGCACCTGAAGTAACTTCAGTATTTTGATCGAAGTCAGTTGCACGAGTCCATGCACCAGAATCATTAGCAATATAGATACCATTTTCAGAAGCAGTATCTTGATTTTTAACAAGGATACGATCGCCAGTAACAGTTGTCTTAGTGTCAATTGTTTTAACACCAGTCAATGCAATGTCAACAGTAGTTGCTAAACGAACTGATTGTTTAACATCAAGACCTGAACGAGCAGCATCAACATAGTATTTGGTAGCTGCGTCAGTATCATCAGTTGGTTCTGCAACATTTTTAATTTGAGCATTAGAAGCAGAAACATAACCAGCGCCAATTGGTTCTAAGATAACATTAGCATCAGTACCAGCATTGGTTGCTGTAATTACTGCACCATCAATCTCAATATTTGTAGCGTTATATGTAACTTCTTTAGTATCAGAGTTGTAGATTACAAACTGTGAACCAGCATTTACATTTCTGATTGGATCAATGAATAAACCAGCTTCATCTGGATTAATACCAGTACCATCGCCAGTGGCAGTTGCTTGAATAACGATAGAGTTATTGTGTTGGCTATATTCAGCAGCATGAGAACCGATTGCGATAGCATTAGTACCTTGACTGGTAGTATCGAATACACCTTGACCAGCATGGTGACCGATGGCAACAGCATAATCACCTTGACCATAACGACCAGCTAAACGACCGATAGCAACTGCTTTCTGTCCTTGGTATTGATCACCAGCCCAGCGACCGATGGCGATAGCGGAGAAATTTTGATTAGTATTACCAGCATCTTCACCGATGGCGATAGCAGTTAATTGTTGATTTAAGTAACCAGCATTATTACCGATAGCAACCGCATTTTGTTGTTGACTAGTATTACCAGCATTAACACCGATAGCAACTGCATTAGTACCTTGTGAAGTATTACCAGATCCAGCACCGATAGCAACTGCGCTACTTTGTTGATTTGATTCACCAGCCTGAGCACCAATAGCAACTGCGTAGCTACCTTGATTTAAATAACCTGCACCACCAACTGAAGAGTTTGGTGAAGAACCGATAGCGATAGCATCAGAACCTTGACCAGAATTACCAGCACGATTACCCATGGCAATCGCATTGTTACCTTGGTTAGTTGTACCAGCACGAGCACCGATAGAAATAGTATCCCAAGATTGACCATCTTGAGTAGTTGGTTGATAACCGATAGAAATTCTTTGCGAATAACCAGTTGCATCAACACCATTACCTAACAGGATAGAGTTGCTAGAACCATCAGAAAGAATAGCACCATGTGGTAACTCTAATGTTCCACCATTGGTATTAGTAAATGACCAACGAGCATTATTATTTGCAAAAAGAGTAATTGCATTGTTGAAGTTGTTAATATACAACTCACCATCGAATCCCATCTCGGCAACTTTATCGCCAGAGATATTGTTGGAGTCATACCATTGGAAACCAACATCAGGTAATGTCAACCAACCAGCACCAGTGAATACTGCGTTTTTCTCAGTGCCATTAGAAGCAGCAAGGATAACATCACCAGTAGCGTCATTGGTTTCAACAACACCTGGAATTACTAAGTGACCATCAGAGTTTCTGAAAGTAACTTCGCCAGAATCGTTCTTTAATACGATGTCATTGTTATCGGTGCGTAGATAAATCTTACCATTGTTCCTTGCATAAAGAGCAATATCATTTGCGCTATCGTAGTAACCAGCATCTGGTCCACCAATGTCGATATATGATTCACCATTGTCGTAGTTACCAAGAGTTAAACCACCATCAGATCCGTTCCAAATATTGAATCTGTCTGAATTATCCCAGTTACTAAAGTGTAATAATGCATTAAGATTTCCGCTTGGTTTTAAAACAAATGCATTATTATTTTCTGCCCAAAATTGAGCATCGCTTACACCAGAATCCGCAGTATTAATATCTGGGAAACCAATTTTACCGTCTAAAGCAAATTTCCAGTATTGAGCAACTGAACTACCAGTCCACTGGGCATTCTTAATCCACACACCATCATATTGTGCATCAACTTGGCTGTAACGAGAAACATCGTAGTCATGCCATCTTAAAGATGAACGACCAGCATTTGCATCACCAGCACTATTTGAAGACTGGATTAAGAATCCTTGACCTTGAGTTACTGGAGTTGCACGAATTGCATTATTTGGATAACCCCATGTGTCGAACTTGATAGCATCGGTGCCACCATTCCAAGCAAGTTGAGCAGCGACACCTTCATTAGAATTACCACCAGAACCAAACAATAAAGTATCAGCATTTAATGTGGCAGATGTTGTACCAGATAATTTGAGGATCTCTTCATTATTGGTATAAAGAGAAAGGATGCCATCAGAAACGCTGAACATACCAGTATCATAACCAGTATCATCAGCAAAACTATAACCAGTAGTACCAGTGCCAGTAGGATTACCATTGGCAGCGAGATATGCGCTAGAACTAACTTCATCGATACCGTAAAGATTACCACCAACAAACAAGTTACCTTGGATAGATGCACCACCAGCAACTTTCAACGCACCAGTTGTGCCATCAGAAGTAGTTGCAGTTGTGGTTTTGATATCAATTCCATCACCATTTACAGTAACAACATTAGTTGAGTCGGAATAGAATTTGATATCACCAGTATTTAATGCAGTTACATATGTGTTTTGGTCAATTGAACGAACACCACCGAGTGATGACCAGTTTGTTCCATCGTAACCTTCAAAAGAAGTATTAGTTGTATTGAAACGAATAGCACCAGAAACATTAGGTGCTTGCTGTAGTGAAGTTCCTTTTGGAATTACTAAAGCGTTTGTTCCAGAGATAGTAACATAACCATCACCATCAGGTGTTAGAACAATGTTACCATCAGTATTTGTTGAACTGATTGTGTTACCATTAAAGTCTAGATTATCAACTTTAAGGTTATTGATTCTATTATCACTATCTGTAATAATAGCAGAATTTGCAGTTAGAGTACCAGGAGTATGATCTAATTTGTCAGTGAAATATTTACCACCGATAACGATATGGTTTGCTGCATTACCTGCAGTCTCTACACCCATACCAATGTATAAACGATCGCCACTACCTGCAAACTCTCCAGTCGCTTCTTTATTTGAATACGCTAATTCGCCAGTACCCAGTGTCGCTGGATTACCAGAGTTATTACTGCGTTTAATTCGGATGATTGATGCCATTTTTATTCTTCTCCGTTAAAATTCCCCACCTTCCATAATCTGTAAATCCAGATTACGAGTGGCAGTCCATTTACTTGTTATTGTTTTGTATACTAATACCGAACCATTTTCTTTGCCTGAAGCATCAACATCATCTAAATTGCCAAGCGGAACCTGTCCTCCTGGAATACCTTGTGGTCCTCGTTGTCCACGAATACCAACTGAGGGTACTGTAGGAATAGAAGGAACATCAATAGATGCATTAATGTTTGGGTTCGATAAAACTGTTGCTGTTATATCTGCCATAGTAGTTTAAGTCTTTGTGATTTCTGGCGTTAAAATAACAAGACCTTCCAATGCACGAATTTTTGCAAATTCTGGCGATGGAGAGGTCAACTCAATATCGTACAAGTATCTACCTGCCTGAATATTAGTGGTGTCGCTAGGATCAAGTTTTAACAAAACTTGCCCAGCTGGTGCATCGTATATAGATGCTGTAAAATTTACTGCTGAAGAGGATTGATATGATTTGCGGAATTGGGATTTGACGGTGAAACCTTCCAAATCCATTGGTGTTCCATCCTGATTTGTGAGCGAAATGATGCTACTAAATGTAGTTCCTTGATCGACCACTAAATTCGAAATTGTTGCCATTAAAAGTCTCCAGCTTTATATCTTATTTATAATTCCGAAGACTGCGTGTTGCAAGTTTATGTCACTACGACAACATAAATTCCGTTCCACCACTCATTCGAATTTTCTTGAGAATTCAAAATTTTCTTACTATACAACACTGATTTACCTGATTCAGCTATACCAGCATCTGCACCATCTACCACTCCATCCCAGTTGGCGTCATCAAACACCAAAACAGCTTCTTTCGCCAAAGATTTACTGTAGTATTTTACAGCTTCCTTTGTAGCTTCAAAGTCGTGTGGACCATCGTAGAAGAAGATATCAATATCAGACAGTTTACTCGTATCTACAGAAAACAGATCGCAGTCATAAACGAATATTTTACTGTCTTTTTTATATCTTTTTACATTAGAAACAAAGGTATCTTTTGCATTTTCTGGTACAGATATATCATCTCTGGCTGGTTGAATCTGCTCTTTCCAGTTATCAACACAGTACAATTCTTTAGCATTACCTTCTAAGAAAGCTGCAGCAGTCGAACCAATAAACGAACCAATCTCTAAAACTTTAGAGTCTTTAATGGTAAGATTTTTCAGTAGAGTCTGAACTCTTGGTGAAGTCAACCCCTCAATATCAATATCGGTAGTAGCAATCCCAGAATCAAGAACAGCTTTAACTACATGCTTAACTACATCTGAGTTATGTATTGGAGATTTTTTATCATAAATCTTATCGCAGTACTGACATTCCCAGCAGTCAAACTTACAGTTCTTAATCTTTTGGCGCCAGATAGTAATCGGCTTTTCAACCAGATTGTTATCGTTAATGTAATCGTTGAACCCATCAAAAAGGATTGGTTCATTTGCAGCCCACTTTTCTATAATAGCAAAAGTTTCCCACAACCGAGTTGCAGACTCACGACCATGCATTTTAAATACATCAATACCAAGATCAAAAAACTCTTCCCAATCTTCTTTCCATGGAGGAAAATCTGCAGTCTTTAAACTAACCGCAGGATCTTCGTTATCCCACTTTGGGCAACTAACCCTACTAATTGGATCATTAAAGTACTGTGGTTGTTCACCATCTCGAGTATTATTGTAGTGGAAGTGTTCAACCATCATCGGACACTTACCCAAACAACCTTCATTGGCTAGAAGACTATATGTCATTTCGATGCCAAGATTTTTCTTAATCCAGTCTTTTGCTTCCTTTAATCGTAGTAGGGTATCCCTATCACGCATTAAATCTCTATCCAAATTAACATAACGGAATCCTGCTTTTGCAAGATTTACAATTTCTGAAGCAGAAGAAACATCTCTTAGAATTGTATTCTTAATATACAGTTCTGGATACCTTGCTTGAATCTGCCCAGTGGCTACCCAATGTGTATGCGGTAGCGTCACACAACGAACTCCAGCATCATACAGTGGCTGAAAATTCTTAATAAACAAATCCAAATTCTGCTGAGTTGGTGCAACCTCTATATTATTAAAGGTAGCACTAACTGAAACTCCTGTCGCAGTCTGAATATACAAAGCAGCTTCGATCGCTTGCAATTTATCTTCTGCGATTGGAATAACATCACCCATAGCGTCTTGCCTAAATGGAGCAATCCGACTGGTAAAATAAATGTCGTAGATGTAATCTTTATACTTTTCTACGAACTGAACAAACTTTTGAAATTCCTCTGCGCTTAATTTTGGGTTAAGCGGAATGCTGAATATTTTTTGGTTTCTCATTATAAAATTTAATTACACTCTCGGTTGGTTGATTTTCTTTACTCGCACCAATCGTACAACCCAAACAAATTCCATTACAACGAACTTTATAATGTAAACAGTTCAGGCACTCTGATGGAGTTCCATACTCGTTATATTTATCGACATATTGTCGATTCAATTCTGCTTTAATTTCTTCAACATTTTCATAGTCAAATAATTTCTTTAATTTAGTTTCTTCTTTAGTTGGATAACAACGAATCATTGTTCCGTCTGGAAACATGTCAGTTGGATACCATCCACAAGTACTAGATTCTGGTTTTACATTTGTAGTAAAACTTCTGGGACTATTCCAAAGACAAGGAGGAACCTGACAATCAAAATACACAGTAAAATTATTCAACTCAGCTAGGTGAGTAATTTTATCAATTACCATACCTAACTTTTTATTGTTTATTACATAACTACCTGTAAGATCAATACCCAATCTAACGCAAGCAACTTTACCCTGTAGTTCTTTTACTAACCACAGCAAATAATTGTAAGTAGTTTCATAATCTTTAGATAGAGTATAAGCCAAAAAGAATTTGGCATCTTTTCTTCTATCTATACCATACTTTTCTTTTACCAAGTCGTACAGAGTGTTGTAGTTTTTCTTAAACAACTTCATTCTGTTATGCTGGTCTAATTCCATCGCATTCGGAAGAAACCAGTTAAAGTGTTGTATATTGTCTACAATGTAATCAAGAGTTTCTTGCCCAAAAAGAAAGTTACTAATAAGATCTACTTTAAGATCTCGTTTAATAACTTCATTAATGATACCTTGGAAATTACTATGCTGTGTTGGTTCTCCACCAAGAATTTTAACTTGGCCATCATACTTGTGGTGGTTTACATGGTCAAGAGCCTTGGAGAAGGTTTCAATGGACATTTCACCGAGAGCATCCTCTTTACGAGCAGACTCATCGGTGAAACAGAAGGTACAATTCTTGGCACAACTGCCAGTAATCACATAGTTAATCATATAGAAAAGATTTTATTACAAATCTATTTTTGGTGGTGGTACATCAATATCGTGAATATGCTTATAAGGATAAGCAGAGTAACCTAATCTGTTGTTTGCCAAAAGGTGTAACTCATAGAGCGATTCACACTCTTTGATTTCTTTCTGAACAGTTTTTTGACGAACCAACAAATCAGCAATGGATGTTTCATATTCTTCGATTTTTGCAAGAACAATATCCGCCATCGCAGAAACAGTAATACCTCTAACCTCAGCAAGCTGAGTCAAAATTGGAGCAGAAGCTGAAGAATCAGCTTTAACTGCTAATGCTTCTTGGCGTTGGGCTGGGAACAATTCTTTTTCAGCTTTTGGAACTCTGCTAGTAATTTGATCAAATTGATAATTGTAGTATGTTTTGATTTCTTTGTTCAATACTATTCTTAGCAAATCCATTGCAGCAGATTTATCAGACTCAGTCAATGTATATGGAACTTTTTCAACATCAAGATCCATAGACTCTGCTGGAAACAATTCTTCAAATTGTCCAACACGCTTAACATTAATTGTATCTTTATAAGCCCAAGCAAATTTACAACCATCAGCCAACTCTTTTGTAATAACAGTTGCGTCTAATGTATCAAAATCTACATATGGTCTTGCTTCTTCAGCAATGAATGAAACAGTGTATGATAAGCAGGTTCCTCTTCTTAGTTCCCCTAGTACTGGAACATTTGGAATTGGTTTATACAGGATATACATTTATAGAATCTCCAATGGCATTTCTAATTTTCTTGCATCTTGCAGGGTAGATGCATCTAACCCTAATTGTTTCTGAACTTCTTTTCGAATTACTTGCTGTTGATTTTCCAGTTTTAAAGAGAAGTCGTTTGCAATGGCAAACACATGCGACTGAGTATCAACATCAAGGTTGCAAATGGCTTCCATATTACCAGAACCAATACGACCCATGGACAACATATCCATAGACGCTTGTTTAGCCAAACGCAAAGTCCAATACTGTTTGTGGTACAATTCTTCTTCAGGAGTACCAAACACAGCAGTCAGTGGGCGACCATCTTGAGTTTTACCTTCAGGACTTTCCAACAAAGTTTCAACCATTTTTAGCAGATAATCTCGCTCTTTGTAAGCATCTTTCAACATAACTTCTGTCTTCAAAAGATCTATTTGTTTCTTTTGAATCTCATGTTCAATCAGTGCTTTTTGCGCTGGAGAAAATGTTTGTTCCAAATTCTCTTGCTCAATTGCAATTTCTAATTCAACTTTTTTCTTACTGTATAAAGTAAAAGAAATAACTTCCTCTCTTGAGGATATCTCCAATAACCATTGGCGCAATTTGCCAAATGGTGTAATTTCTTGATTGCCAACAAAATGTTCCAATTTAAAGAAAGGTGTTTCCCAGTTTTTGTTCAAGGAAAATGCAACCAAATCTTGTGAGGAAGCAGGTAAATAACTCACATCAGTTAGTGTAGGTCTTTTCAGTTCAACGAGTGCGTTCATTGTTTCTCCATAGTTTTAATAAAAGATAATAACATATCTATTTAGTCTCTCCATCCAGTGGTTCCAGAGGAAGCGCCAGAAACTCCTTTTCTTTGAGTTCCTGTATTTGCTACACTAGAAATATCTACAGCATAAATCAATCTCATAGAATCGACAAGCTGCCCACCACCAGTGGAATTATACATTCCAACATACCATCCACGATCTTGACCCATTATATAGTTTTGCTCTGCGCTATTAACTGGTTTACTAATAGTATATTGAGCATCAGTAGACCAAATAGTTTTTGTCCAACCAGTGCTTCCTGGTGTTCCACTTGCAGTACCACCATACATTCTATCCAGTTTACTAGATAAAACTTTATCTTGTGGAGATCCACACATTGGTGATGAAGCAGTCCAAGAAGCCACAGTATCTGTAGAGTATACAAATTTTTGGGTTATAACTGTAACACCATCCCATGCAGAAGAACTTGCACCAGACATTGCTGCATATAATTCAGTTGATCCAGTAATAGCGTTAGAGTACTGAGATGTATTTGCTAAAGTAGCTGATATGTTTGCCCATGTATCTGTTGCAATTGGCATTTTTTGAATTTTATCAGCATTGGTCCCAGTAGTTCCACCACCACAATAAATTGAAGTTTGATTTCCATCATTACCAGCCCAAACTGCCATAGCACCACCAGAATATGCATGGTCATTAGAGTTTGATGCAGTTTCTGTTCTCATGTTTAACTTTTGAGTTTTAGTACCGACGATATTCGCCCCACCACCACTAGTACAACCAGTAGTATACTGATGATCTGGTCCACAAGCACCACTATGGTAGTTATGTGAAGATGGTAGTACATCTCCAAGATCAACAGTAATTTCGCTGGCCATTATTAATCTATTAACATTCTTCCAAGGAGTGCCAGATTTATAACCACCAATACTGTAACCAGTAGTCAAAATCTGACGATAGAAATAAGGAGTTGTAACAGTTAAACTATATTGATTCTCAGAAGAAGAATTACCTAAACTATCTTTAGCAGTAATACCAAAGTTAAAAGTCTGCGAAGCTGCTTGCCTTGCACCAATATTAAATGATCCAGAAAGAACACCAGAAGATGAATTTAATGTAACACCTTTTGGTAGTGAACCAGAGGTAACAACATAACTTAAAGTTACACTGGATGGATTGCTTGCAGAAATCGTAGCAATGTTTGTATAATTTGAGTTAGTGTTTAATGTAGTAGAGCCAGTTGTAATTGGAACAATATAATCTAGTGTACCCAACGAACCAGCACTAGGTGATGTAATTGCTGGAGAAGTTGCGTTAGTAACAGTCAGCGTAAAATCTTTAGAAGCAGTTCTGCTAGAGTTATCTGTTGCTTTGATTGTTAGATTATATACTGCAGTGCTGGTGCCAGTCAGTGTTATTGATCCAGTAATAGCGCCAGTTGAAGAGTTAATTGATAAACCAGAAGGTAAACCATATCCAGAACCACCACCACCAGAAACAGCGTTTGAACTATATGTTATAGTACCACCTGGAGAAGCTGCAGCAACAGAGGTTGAAATAGTTCCTTCAGTTACTGTACCAAGACTCGTGGCTGTAGAAAATACTGGACCACCAACCACTTGAATTGGATATGCAAAAGTAGAAGATTGACCATATTCGTTTGTAACAACAATGTTTGAATATGTACCAGTAGTTAAGTTACCAGTGCCAGTTGTAACTGTAAGAACCTCAGGACTAGTAAAAGTAACAGTTGCGCTACCGATAGAAGTGCTATCGAATTTTACAGTAGAACCTGTTGTAAAATTAAATCCATTGATCTGAAAAACTGCACTGGAAGATGGATTGATTTGTTTGGTTGAACTGGTTTGATCAATGAACCCAGAAACTGGAGTTACACCAGTAACAGTATGATTGATCGGAGAAAGAATATGCCAACCACCAGTAGCATAACCTTCATATAAACCACTACCTGTGTTATATCGAATTTGGGCTGCAGTAGGAGATCCAGGTCTAGTTCCACTGTATGGTAACTTGATAAACCCAGTATCGTTAATAGTTGTATTTTTTAAAGTTGCCATTTAATTAATCTCTCCAGCCTGTAGTAGCTGATGATGCTCCAGAAGTACCTTTATGGCTCATTCCAGTATTTGCTGATGATCCAGTATCTGTTGGGAAATCGAATCTGGTTGAGTTGTTGTTTTGTGCGCCATCGTGAGTACCAATCATCCAACCTCTATATTGACCATTAAGATAATTTTCTTCACCACAGATAGCTCCATATCCTTTAGGCATAGTCCACTGAGCAGCAGTAGCCCAGTTAGTTTTTCTAAAAGTATCACCACCAGTTTGTTCTTGAGAACCATAAGTGCCAGCATTACCACCATATATATTTCCTAACTTAGATGCTAGGAATTTTTGTTGGTCAGAGGAAGAAATAGTTGCACCATATGATCCTATTGTATCAGTAGCATAATATAATCTAGTCGTTTGAGCAGTAAGACCAGGACGAGCAGTACTACCTTGTAGGATACCGCTAGTCTCATCAGAGCCAGCTATAGCACTATAAAAATTACCAGAAGTAACAGTTGCGCTGAGAATAGATTGTACATCAGTAGCATAAGTATATTTTTCAATATTCCCGCTGTTGGTTCCAGAAAACCCACCAAGAACATATGCAGCTAATTGCCATCCATCATTACCTGATAATACTGCTGCTTGTCCTCTGCTTCCCTGCGATGTTGCAGTACCCATAGTATTTACTTCAGTTCTCATATTAAAGATTTGAGTTAATGTACCATAAGAGTCATGGGCTTGGTTTGAGTTACAGCCAAATGTATATAATTTATCCTGAGAGCAAGTTCCACCATGATAGTTTACAGCGTAAGTTAATCTATCTCCAAGATCAACAGTCAACTCCATAGTCATGTTTAATCTATTTGCATTTTTCCATGGTGAACCAGATTTATATCCACCGACTACATATCCAGTAGTTAAAATTTGACGATACAAATAAGGTGTAGCAAGAGTTAGAGAATATTGATTTTCAGTTGAAGCGTTGTTATTTACATCAACAGCAGTTACACCGAAGTTAAACACCTGTGATGCAGGTTGTTTATTACCGATAGAAAAAGAACCTTTTAATACACCACTACTGGAATCTAGTGTAATTCCAGTTGGTAAAGATCCAGAAGTTATTCTATAATAAACAGTAGCACTGGCTGGGTCTGTCGCAGTAAAAGTTGCAATAGTTGTAGAAGAAGTACCAGTACCAGAAACTGGAGTTTGATATGTAAACGAACCGACTGATCCAGCTGAAGGAGCTGTGATTGTTGGGTTGCCAGAGTCAGTTACTATTAATGTAAAATCTTTAGAAGCAGTTCTGCTAGAATTATCTGTTGCTTTGATAGTAAGATTATATGTAGTTGTACCATTAACAATCAAAGAACCTGTAATTGATCCAGAAGAACTAATTGATAATCCAGTTGGAATTCCGTAACCAGAGCCACCATTACCTGATACAGCATTAGAAGAATATGTTACTGTTCCACCAGGAGAAGTTGCTGCGACTGAAGTGGAAATAGTACCTTCGGTAAATGTTCCGATATTTGTTGCTGTTGAGAATTGTGGACCGCCAACAACAGTAACTGGATAAGAGAATGATGCAGACTGACCCGATTGTCCATTCTTAACTACAACATTAGAATACGACCCAGCAGTCGGTGCAAAAGAAGTTCCAGTTGTTACGGTAATTTGTTTTGGACTATTTACAACAACTCCGCTTGTAATTTGAGTTGAGTCTAAAAATACTGTAGCATCAGTGGTAAAGTTAAAACCAGTGATAGTAAATACACCAGAGATTCCTGGATTGATTTGTAAACCAGTACCAGTAATATATGTTAAACCAGAAACAAGAGTTACACCAGTAACAGTATGATTGAATGGAGAAAGAGTGTGCCATCCGCTGGCTGCATAACCTTCGAATACATTTTTCTCGTTATTATATCGTAGTTCGCTAACCTCACCAGCAACTCGTTGAGATGTGTTACCAACAGCTACCTTAAGATAACCTGTATCATTAATTACCGTATTTTTTAAAGTTGCCATTTTTAGTCTCTTTGTCCACCAGTACCAGAAGAAGAACCAGAAGTTCCCTTTCTGAATGTTGCGTCTGCCGACATACTGCCGTAGTCAATTGCGAATATAATTCGATAAGATCTATTGTTTTGAGCACCATCGTAAATACCAATCGCCCAACCACGATCCTGACCCGTTACAAAAATTTCCTCACCAGATGCGCCAGTACCAGTAGCATTTGTGGCACCAGTATAACCTCTGGAGATAGTAAATTGTTCTTGTGTAGCAAATATGGTTTTTGTCATGTTACCATTATCTGATACAGTTTGATCGCCATCTCCGTAACCAGTTCCAGTCCCAGCATAAACAAACCCATATTTTGTACTCAGCGATTTCATTTGGGTACTAGTATTTAGAGCAACTCCATAAGTTGAAACTGCATCAGTAGAAAATGTCATTTTCTTTGTGGCAGCAGTTGCTGAAACATCACCAAGATTCCACAATCCGTATAATTCATCAGATGCAGTAATTGCTTCGCCAGCAGAACTAATACCAAGAATATTACCTAAGTTAGACATAGTTTCAGTAGAATATGTATACTTCTCAACTGAATCTCCGTTAGCTCCAGTAAATCCAGAAGCAAGATATCCTGCTAATTGATATCCGTCATTACCACCAGTAGCGCCAGATCTTGATCTTGTATAAACAGTAGTTCCGTTCGTAGTACCTAACTCAGTTCTCATATTGAATACCTGAATTACATTGCCTGGGGTAGCACTCCCACTTGATTGTGAATTATATACATAATGTCTATCTTTGCTGGAAGAACCAGTTTTATAGTTATGAGCGTAAGTTAATTTATCCCCAAGGTCAACAGTAACTTCAGTCATCATTGCTAATCTATTAACATTCCTCCACGGAGAACTATTTTTATATCCACCAGTAACATAACCAGTAGTTAAAATCTGACGATATGGATACGCTGTATTAACAATTAAGCTGTATTGATTCTCCAAAGACGCATTGTTGTTTGCATCAACAGCAGTTACACCAAAGTTATAAGTTCTTGATGCTGGTTGCATATTTCCATAAACAACAGTACCAGCCAAAACACCAGTAGTTGAATTTAATCTAATGCCATCAGGTAAAGACCCAGAAGACAATCTGTAGTAAACAGTTGCGCTAGCAGGATCAGTAGCAGTAAAAGTTGTAATTGTTTGCGATGAGGCAAATGCGTTTGCAGCAGTATTTGATGAAGCAGTTGAAGAATAAGCAGGATCATATCCACTCAAAAGAGTTCCTAACGAACCAGCTGCTGGAGAGGTAATTACTGGAATACCAGAGTCACTAACAGTCAGCGTAAAATCTTTAGAAGCAGTTCTTGATGAGTTATCTGTTGCTTTAATTGTTAGATTGTAAGTAGTTGTACCATTAACAACTAACGAACCTGTAATTGCACCAGTTGATGAATTGATCGACAATCCAGTAGGTAAACCATATCCAGAACCACCATTACCTGATACAGCGTTTGAACTATATGTTATAGTACCACCTGGAGATGTTGCAGCAACAGAAACTGAAATAGTTCCCTCAGTTACTGTACCCAAGTTAGTAGCAGTACTAAATTGTGGTCCACCAGCAACGATTACTGGATATGCATAGGTAACAGATTGTCCATAACCATTAGTTACTACAATGTTTGAGTATGTACCAGCAGATGGTCCAAAGGAAGTTCCAGTTGTAACTGTTATAGTGGTTGGATTTGTAATAGCAACACCACTAGAAATAGCAGTGGAATCTAACTTTACAGTTGTTGCTGAATCAAAGTTAAATCCGTTAATTGTGAATACACCAGAGATTCCTGAATTGATTTGTAAGCCAGTACCAACAAGATATGTAACACCTGAACCTGGAGTTACGCTGGTTACTGATAAGTTCATTGGTGACAATACATGCCAACCAGTTGAAGCATAACCCTCAAAAATATTTAATTGAGAATTGTATCGTGTTTCTCCAACACCACCTGCAACTCGTTGTGAACTATCACCAGAAGGTAATTGTAGATACCCTGTGTCATCAATTTTTGTATTCTTTAAAATAGCCATTTTCTAATGCCTTTTTTCTTTTCTTCTTTTGGCGGAGAATTACCTTTTAGAATTTCAATTTCTTGCTTTAATTCTTTAACAGCTTCAATCAGGTAGGCAGTTAATTTTGTATAGTTGATACCCTCTGGATCACCATTGGCGTCTTTTGCAACTACATTCGGTAAGATTTTATTTACTTCTTCAGCAATCAAACCAGCTTCATTTTTAGAAGATTTGTCTTTACGATCATATGTAACACCAGTCAGCTGCAACATAGAATCTAGTGCACCAGTAATTGGTTGAATGTTTTCTTTTACTTTGTATGTTGAGTTTTCAACAAGAGAAGTTACAGTAATAGTACCAGCTGAAAAGTTTCCAGAGGCATCTCGTTTTACACCTTTGTTTACTGTATTTGCGGAAGTTAAGTCGGTAATTTCCAACTTACTATCATTTAGATTAATAAAGTTTGCATCGATTTCTACGCTGGAAAGCGGAGATCCTTTGGCTAAGCCACCAGTAGGATTTGTTATTCTTGTTACGATCGTTGTCATTATTGTTCCTGTGCTTTCCTATTTATGCAGTTAGACATTCGTTAGTAACCTATTGCAAACCAGTAAATACCGTAATTTCTGTTACCTATTACAGTTGAACCACTCATCACATGGATACTTGTTGTACTAACTGAAGCAATAACAGCAAAGTTGTCTGCAAAACCAGCAGTTTCAGTAGTAAGTATAGTAGCAGTTGCATTTAAACATGCGTTAGGAAATGTAGTTGGTAATTGAATGAATCCAAAATCATATTCCATTAAACGATTCGCAACTGCAATAGTACCCCATTGCATAATCATTCCACCAGGAAGAATTTGATAACCATTACTGGTAAGACTATTGCTAAATCCTAAAGTACTTGCAGTTGGAATTGTAGGTTTATTTGAAAGATCATTATATGAACCACTGAATAAAGTTGGTTTGTTTAATAAATCATTATATGATCCAGTGGTAGCAACTGTTGCTCCTGGAATTGTAGGTTTATTAGAAAGATCATTATATGAACCACTGAAAAAAGTTGGTTTATTAATAAGATCGTTATATGAACCAGTTGCAGAAACAGTTGATAATGTTGGTCTATTTACCAAGTCATTATATGATCCAGTAGTAGCAACAGTAGCTGCTGGAATTGTAGGTTTATTAGAAAGATCGTTATATGAACCGCTAGTAGCAACTGTTGCTAACGATGGTTTGTTCTTAATAAAATCTGCTTGGACATTATTAGTTTGAGTCCAGTTAGATTGAACCTGACCAGCAATAACTGGTTTATTTGAAAGATCAGCATAAGAACCGCTAGTAGCAACAGTGGCTAAACCAGAAACGGCAATTGTTGGGTTTCCAGAAACACCATCACCATTAGTAACAGTAATATTTGTGCCACCAGTAATAGTTCTAGTGGCTGCAGTTCCAGCACCAGTTCTAACATGCAATCCGTTTGTTGTTAATCCAGCAAGAGCAGTAAGATCTGAATCATATGGTTGAATGTCTGTACCAACATTAATACCAAAAGCAGTTTTAAAAGCAGACGCAGAAGCAGTAGAAAGTAGTGATCTACCAAACTCTGTTAAATCAGCTAATCCAGCAGTACCTGAATCTATAAAATAAGCAATTTTATTTGTTGCTGGAGTAACCCCAGAAAGAACAGTTAGTGTATTATTAAATGGTTGAACATCAGAACCGATACCCAGTCCAAGACTTGATCTTGCCTGTTGCGCTGAAGTACCACCAGTACCGCCTGAAGAGATCGCTAACGCAGAAGCAAGTCCGCTGATAGTACCACCTGTAATACTTACAGCAGTAGAGTTTTGCGTTGCAAGAGTTCCAATACCTAAATTAGTTCTGGCGTTTTCGGCACTAGTACCACCAGTACCACCATTGGCAACAGCAACCACACCTGTTACATTTAATGCAGTTCCGCTGACATTACCAGTAACATTACCAGTTAAATCACCAGAAAAATTTGAGATTACTAAAGTTGCGTGGGCAGTTTCAAAGAAAATATCTCCATTAGCGTCTCGACCAAGAAGAGAGGATGGAACATTAGGTATTGAACCAACTAATCCGTGAACTGAATCAGCATCTAAACCAGAACCTGCCCCATCAACTGTTTTTAATTTATTGAGAACATCTGTTGCAGTATATGTGGCTGAAGCCAATTTAGTCTGAACTTCCGTGTTCAGATTATTAAAGTTGTCATCAACTTCCTGATTTGATAATGGACTGCCTTTGACAGTTCGTAGCGTAATTGATGCCATTAATCTTCCTTAGATTTTATCAACAGTTGCAGCATTTGTTTTATCTCGTTCATATCCTGTTTTAAGATATTTATATCCTCTGTGTTACGCTCTGCTTGTGTTTTTCTTGCAAGAGCAATATCACGATTCTTTACATAATTTTCATATTCAGAATAGTTATTGTTTATAATTGCACCAGAAGAAACCTCTCTAACTAAAGAGGGATTTCCTTCAACTTGTAAGTAGTTACTCATTATGTACAAGCAATGATTCTTAAATCTTTAACTTTTGTTATTTCAGATCCATTAGAAGAAGTAAATACCAATTTAACTGTAAAGGCATCAAATGCTCCCAAATTATTTTTAGTAAAGTTTACTTCACTAAATGTTTCATTACCGAATTGAACTTTTGGTAATAACGAATCTGGTGGTAACAATGTATAGTTTATAGAATCATAAGAATCTTTAAAACCAACTGGAGATACTTTATAGTAAACAGAAACATTTGAATTTGTTGGCGAAACTACAGACATAATAACTTTCAGCGTATTTGCTGGAGTTGATAGGTTTGTTTTCTGAGTTACATATTTACTAATTGTAGAACTACCAATTGGAGAAATTTCACTGATAAAAGTATTACCTTGAGTGATTGTTATCGTATCACCAGCAGATTTACTAGTAAACGAAACAGGAGTAACAACATTACCTGTTTCAGTTCCAAGAGTTATTGAAGTTCCATCTGTTGCTATTGCAGTAATTACATATGATCCATTATTTCCAGCAGCAGGACTAGTAGCACCACTAATAGTTAAATAACGACCAACTTTTGCTGTTAAAAAGATGCCTTTGGTATTTGAATCTGAAGTAGTGATTGTAGCACCACTAAATCCAACTGTGTTGTTTGAAGTTAAGAAAGCATTATCATCAATACCAGATTGATTAGTGTAAGAATAATCGGGTTTATTAACTTTATTTGCAATAGCAATCAATCCAACACGAGTGGTGTCAATAACTGGCGACAATGCATCATTAGTTGAACTAATTAGACATAACATAGATGCTGATTTATTGCCTGCAAGATAATAATCTTCATTTTGTTTTGATGCAACTATTCTTGCAGTTGGGAAATCGTTATTGTCACCCAGTGTTATACCATTCCAGTCTGTGTCTCTAGAATATGGAGCTTCAGATCCATCGATCGATGTTCCACTTGTAGTTTTAACTGAGAATAAAGATGAAGTTTCAGAAAAAGTTTGAATTTGTGCAGTAGGTTGTAGAGTGTTATACGCAATCTGCCCATTCGCTTGAACAGTAGCACCACCAGTATAACCATATTGGGTTGCTGGAGTTGTTGTATTAATTATATAATTATCATGATCAACAACGACTGCAACAGTTTGTATTTTATATACTTCAGTGGCAGGTATTCCATTTACAGAAGGAACAATTCTAAATCCAGTATTTGTAGCTAATGTAATCGCAGCATTAGAAACTAATGTCAATGCAATATTACTTCCACTAGAAACAGAAGATACAACACCAACATATCTTGGAATTGTTTCATTAGTATAGATAACATCACCTTTACCAACAGTTAAATTTCCAATTTCTGTTTGGAATGCTGTTGAGTGTCCAGTAACTGTTGCTAATCCAGTTGAACAAGTGATTGTTCCAGTGGCAACTATTCCATGAACCATCGTATCATCAGTATTGCTTATTGTAACAAGACTGGTTGGAGACAAACCATGGTTTCTTTGATAAATTTTAATTTTTGCAGAATTGGTATTAGTTTCAATAGAATTTGGGTCTAGTGTAGTTGTTGGTAACTGATCATTTACAAATTCAACATTACCTTGAACTGAAGTATCAAATTTCGCTCTGTAGATCGTAAACATTAAATCTTCATTTTGATCTGCAGACCATGTAGATCCGTTTTGTGATTTAAACAAAACACCAGCATATGGCTGTTGAGAAATAGTTCTAGAAGATCCTGGAATTTGATCGCCCATACGAGCAACCCATGCATTGTATCCATTAGAATCAGAAGCAACAACCAAGGCATATGAAGTTGCGTCTTTTACATAAACAGGAGATGGGAATGTGAATCTTGTTGGTGTATCATAAGAGGGAACTTGTGATCCATCTGGTAATGTTACTTTATTTGTAGAAATACTTACCTGTTCTGGATTGAGAGCAACTCGAGAAAACGGAAGAATATTAATACCTGGATACCCATTAACAACTTCACGGATTTCAATATGAACAGGAACTTTTGTATCTTTTGTAGCAAAGAATAAATCAACACCTGTTAAAAATGCACCTCCTGGACTACTTACCATAAAGGTTTCAGCTAGCGGATCCCACCAACCAGTATCTGAAATAATACGCTCTGATGTTTGAGTGATTGTTCTTGTGTCAGAAACTTGGTTCGGAACTAAAATTCCGTTACGAACAGCATTATATGTTGCTTGTTTAACCTGAAGGATTCCTTGTGCATAGTATGTAGCAGAACCTTTTGTAGATGGCACAGAATTGGCTGCAGAATCAGTTAAGGTAAGAGTTCTCTGCCCACAACGGAATCGAATAGAATCACTATTCGGTATCAAGAACAAGAATTGCGCTTTGCCATTAACATCAGTTACTAACGAGTCACCTTCACCTTTAACTGTCGGTGCGGTAACAATAGTTCCAACATTATTACTAATACTACCAGTAATAGTCTCAGTAGCTTGGAATGTTCCTTTAATATTAACTACATAAACATTTCTAGTTACAATTACATTAGAGTCATTTGATATGTTTTCAGTTCCAACAACAACAGCTGTTGCACCAGAAGTTGCACCAGTGATAACATCACCAGTATTTAAACATAGTTGAGAGTCACCATTTATTAATCGTGCTGCACCAACTACATCACTACCAACAGATCGATCAGTATTAAATTGTGCAGTTCCAGTAAATGTTATTTTTGTTGCTGGGGTGCAATAAGTTGTAATATCTTGACTGTCAAACGCAGCATAAAGTTGAGTTAGTGGTTTCATTCCAGTTGTTTGAACAAGAATATGTCTTGAACGGATATATGGAATAACTGCAGTTGATAGAATTTTATCATCAACAAATTGAGTATCTATTCTTGCAACAACTTGAGTATTTACTCCAGTTCTTGATTGGCCAATTTGAGTAGCAAATGTTTGACTTGTAATTTGTCTAGCATTACCAGATCCAAGATTACCAAATTTTGCTTGCATTTCGTTTTGATCTAAATACACATCACCTTGACGAGATGCCCAGTTACTACCAAAAGTATATCTAATAGCACCAGTCAACGCTTGTGTGCCAGTCCATTGAGTCTGCCAAGCATTCCAAACTGTTCCAAGCACTCCAGCTTTTTCAGCTAAAGAAGCAATAGTATTAAAATCACCTTCGACATTATTAATAATATCAGGGCGACGCTCGACCTCAAACCAATTATCTGAAGGAGGGTTTAAATTTACCTGCCCTAAGAATGTAAAGATAGCAAATGGATTAATGTTTTCTAAACGAGATCCATATGGCTGAGAAATCAATACAGGATTATCAATAATTGGTAAAGTGATCAAACCACCAGTATTTTTATAATTTGCTAAAGCACGATCAGAATTAGTTGCAACTTTTTCAATTAAATTTACATTTTGCATCGTGTAAAAGGGGCGCAAAATATTATTTTCCATATCAATTGAACAGAAATAATCTACATTATTAACATCACCAACAGAATGTCCACTAAAATTATCAACAATAAACCCATTTTTAAATCTGTTCAATCCAGTTGCAGAATCAATAATAGCAGTAGCTTGAGTTTGTTGTTCAAGTAATGACAAAGATGTATAATATTCTAAAGTATTAATTCTTTGTTCTAACTTACCAATATCACGCATTGTATAGCGTTTGTTTTCATTTTTAGTAGTTCTTACATTTGAAGAAGCAGTTCCGAATGTATATGGTTCTAACTCTAATTTGTAGAGTAACATTCCCTGATTTGGATCAGAAGGATCAGCAGGATTTGATCCTGGATTTCCAGCAATTTGATAAAAATTACCCTTTCGATCTATAGCAATTTTATCAGTTCTACCAAGATAGTAACTAATATCAGCTTCGAGATCTATACCTCTTTTTGGGACAAGAGAGCATTGTCCAGAGTTTGTTGCATTAACAAAAGTCGTTCCATTATCATCAATTCTTGGTCTAAAATCAATAAGATCACGAAGAGGGATTCCATTAAATGAAGGAATCATTTTATAATCGATACTACGATAAGAATCTACTGTAAAATAATCTCCATTGCCATGCGTGAAGTATTCGAATACAATTTGAACAGGCGCATTTGGTGCAGTATAAGATGGTTTTAAGATTAATTTAGAAAGACCATAATAGGAAATGGTTTGCCCATTATCAAAATTATAACGATCTGAAATGTCAATAGAATAATTATTGTTTGGAGCAGCAAAAGTTCCAGTATCCATAAATACGCTAATAATTCTAAAAACATCAGGTACACCTAGAGATAAAACTGAAGCAGTTGCAGTAGCCTGAGTTGTAAATGTTACGGTTGTAGCATCAGAAAGAGTTTTTGATTTTCTTGTTAAACTTGATCCTGTTTTTACAACACCACCGATAACACTAAACGATCTAGCTGCATATGTATCAGATAAAGTAAATACAGTTGATGTACTATTTACAGAAATGCTACCAGAAGAAAGTGGAATAGTTTTACCTGTTGTATTATCAACTACTTGATAATTATCAGATTGAGCTGCTGAAATCATATTTCCGCTAGTAGCAGAAATATTTAAAGTACAAGTACCACCAGATCCTGCGGATGATGTTGCACTAAATTTCTCGTATGCTGTATAATTAATTCTGTTTGTTCCGTCTGAACCAGTTACAGATTTGGTAGCATAATATGGAAGTGGAAATAATAGCGATTCATTTTGTGGTTCAAAAATCTGAATAGCAACTTTACCGATTGTTGTTCCAGTTACTGTAATTGCAGTATCAACTGTAATGGATGTTTGACTATTAATCGCAGTTACTCTACGATATGGTCCTGTGAATCCATTAAAGTACACATAATCACCAACAGCCAAATCTGTTTGGAATGAAGTTCCAGCACCAGTAATGGTTTGAGAAGTGCTAGTAACGCTACCAGTAATTGGTCTAATACCAGGAATATTATTCCAAATTGGAATAATATCTGAAGTGAAATCGTAACTAAGACCACCAGCAGAATTATTAAAATAAACAGCTTTTACATTAGTTGAAAAATTATAACCTTGTGACATTTTAATGTCGAATAATCCAAGTTTATAGTACGCAGATTGAGTGCCGATAGTTCCACTATCCCATTCAATAAAACGAACACGAGCAGTACCGACTAGATTACCATTATGAGTACCACGACCATCTTTCTGAGCAGTTGCTGCACTAATTGTAACAGCACCATTTGCAACTAAGGTTAAGTGGGTATTATCTGTAATAGTTGCAACAGTACCAGCATAAATTCCCGAAGAGTTATAGATATTTTGCCCAACAATCAACTCAGTAGTAAAAACAGTACTTGTTCCAGTAACAGCAGTTGTTCCAGTACCAACAGTAAGAGTGCCTGTCAACGCAGTAGTCGCTTGCATTGTATATTGATCATACAAAGACACAATACCAAAAGAATCAACTGGAGGTAGCCCATTGATTGCATTTACTAAAATATAGTTACCAACAGTTTGTGGAACTAAAGCACCAACTACTTGAACTTGGTGATTTGAATTTCTGCATTTGTCGATATAAACATATTCAGCAGCAACTTTTTGAATTTCGTATCCATCAACATATGCTTTAGCTGGCTCAAATCCAATTGCTAGCTGATCGTCACTACCATCAATAGTGATACCACGATTCCATGCTGGGTTTAATGTATATTCCCAATTTATACCAGTGTTACCATTTCCATCATAAACAGATCCACTAGTATGTGTTGGCGGAACTGCAGTTGCAGAATTCCCAGCATTTTTAGCGGTGTAATAATTTCCATTATTAGCAACAATGTCCCCAACAATAAAGGCAGTTGGAACACTTGGCCACGAACCACGATTATTTGTTCTTGCTTCACGAACATCAATTGTAAATGGTGTAACAGTATAGTTTCCAGATTCATCAGCTGTGCGTCTGGCGAGAGTGTCTTCGAGAACATTATACTGGGTAGTACTAACTAAACGCTGTAATTGTCCACTGTTTACCTTTAACAATTCAACGAAATTTGAATCATCTTCACTATTAATAGGCAATTTTGTTAATATTAAATCAATGTGATATCTATGAGCACCAGGAGCAGCAAAGTTATAAGAAGTTTGTGCATTGTCTAGAAGAGTTTCATCATCTTCTGGAACAATTAAAGTTTCAACAATAGATAAACCAACACGATATGATGGGGTATCACTATACTTGTCAAGAACAATAGTTTGAGCCCCACCAGTTACTGTATCTGCGCAAAGAGTGAAAAATCCATTTACATAGTAAACACCTCTTTGAACAGTAGCTAAAGAACCAATACCAGTAGGATCGGAAGCTGCTACTTTAAATGGGAAATTTGAACCATCATCAATTGTCACAGTTTCGTCAGCGACAAAAGTGTGAACTATACCATCTGTCGCTGAAGTTGTATATCGAACAAAAATTGTAGTTGGATCAGATACAGTTGCACGAGCAACTTTAATAATTTGAGCTTTGATTCCATTAGAACCAGTAACGAATTTGTTCTCTAAATTTTGAACGAATGTTTCAACATTAACTCCATCATAAGAAGGATTTAACTTAACATATTGAGCTTTTGTGTCAATAGAAATTTGTCCTGGAATAACCATTGATCCTTGTTTATACAAAGAATCGCCATTTCTGGACATTTGATTTTGGAGAATTGTTTGGAGCTGAGTTAATTCTCTGGCTTGAACTGCAAACCCTGGACGAAAGAGGACACGATAAAATTTATTATCCTCAACATAATCGTCATTATAAGGTTCGGTATTGAAATTTAACATATTTCGTTCTTCTATTTTTGGTTACACACTATTTAGTTTAAAATCTTACCACAGTTCTAAGCGTAACGCTTTCATCTGCAGATGGAGTAAATCCAGCTTTGTTGTCAATAAACAAAAGATCACCAGAATATTTATCAACAGTTGGGTTACCTATTTGAGTAACAGTAAAAAATTGATTAAATGGGTTACTTAAAAGGTCGGAAACTTGTGGCGGATCATTATCCAACATTTGAATCAGCATACCTGTTCCTGTAGCATTTGTTGAAATAACCCTATAATTTTTGTATAAAGTTACACCATTAACAATTCTTGGTGTAGTTAATAACATATCGGGTGAGAACTGAGTAATATCATAATTACCTTCTACAACAAAACATGCGGATCCTAAAGCAGAATCATATCTATTTGATACTCCATATCCACGAAGATTTTTAATAATACCAACCTGACGATAATCGTTATTTACATCAAACCCTTGATTTTTATCTAACGATACATTACTATAAAACATCAAAGTTCTTGCAAACAATTCTTCAAAAGCAGATTTACCATGACCACCGAATGGTGAAATGATTGCTCTAGCAGTAGCACCAAAACCATTACCAGTAATTGTAATTTTAGCCCATGTATAACCAGAACCTGCATTTATAATGTTAATTTTTACAATTTTACCGTTATATAAAGATGCTCTTGCAATCAAACCAATTCCATCGCCCTCAACTGATACTGTTGCAGTACCGTATCCATACCCTTGACTTACAATTTGAATATTGTTAATAGAACCATCAACAGTTAATAATTCGTTGTTTGCTTGTAATGTATTGATATTACCAATAGCAATATCTGCAGCCAAATCCGCAAGAGTTCCATCTCCTGAAACAGTTAATTTCGCAGTACTGTATCCAACCCCTGGATTATCAATTTGAACACCAACAATTTGACCATTCTCTAAAAGAGGAATTAACTTAGCAGCAGAAGGAGCACTTTGCATCAATGCAATAAAACCAGAACCTGTTGTTGTAGAAACTGTTACAGCTGGGTTTCCGTTATAACCAGCACCATATCTTAACGATGCTTCACCTGAAGCAGCATGGCCAGCGTAAATTAAGGTGGCAGTACCATTAGTAATAGGTACACCAATATTTGTACCTACTGGTGCAGTAGTACCTGTTGTACCACCATTAGTTACTGTATACAATCTATTAGCAACAAAATATTGCTGACCAATAGATACAGTAGTTGAAGCTGTCCATACATTTCCGATAGTAACTGTTGGAGCAATCGGATAGTTATTTCCTGGATCTGTAATAATAATTCTTTTTATAATTCCAGTTGGCGATAGATCTGCAAATGCTTGTGGTAAATCTAACTCATTACTTAATGTATGAGAAGAACCAACACCAGCTCCAGTTAAATTAACTGCAACTCCATTCATAGCATTATCATATGTAGAAGCCAGTTTTACTGTAGTCGATGAAGTTTTAATAATCCAATATGTTGTATTGTTTACTAGTCCAGGAATTGTTGTGCCACCACCATTTTTATATGTTACTCGATCACCATCCATAAACCAATGCGAACCAACAGTAATAGTTTCAGTTCCTGTATTAACTCCAGTACCAGAAAAAGTCTTTGTTGGTGGTGTAAATGTAATCGTAGGATTAGATGTATACCCATAACCATAGTCTGTTAAGTTTACTTCTTTAATGCTGCCTAATACATTAACAGTTACTGCTCCGCTTTCATTGAATGATGGATATACTCTAGGTATAGAACCAACAAATTTAAAAGCAACACTACCATTAAGAACAGTTCCTGCGTGGTGCGTTGGTTCTACCTCAGAAGTCGTACCTGCTTGAACTACTTCGTAAATATTATTGGTAGAAGATAAAATAAATGTTCCAAAATAATATTGAGTTAATGGCAACCAAGAAGAAGATGTATCGATAGGTTTTGCAATAACAATATCATCACCATCAGAGTATCCTGTTCCATGGTTTGTATAATAAACGCTAGTCAAAAATACTGGGTCAGCTTCTAAGTATCCATCTCCTGTAACAGAAATAGTTGCTTGAGTATAATCCATACCTCTGTTTTGGATAATAACAGATTCAATACCACCAGCAGAATAAAATTGTTCTGTAAGGGCAGTAATAACTGGCATTTGGTCATTAGTCAAAAACTTTGTTCTAAGCGCAATAGGCACATTGAACATGTACTTCCAAATATAACCATCAGCCAATGTTATTGGAGCAACTTGAGTTCCGATTGGTTTTGAAGTTGACTTTGCATTATTGTTATTGTCGATACATTTATAAACATTATACTCGTCGGTCATAATATAAAATCTAGCATCTTCTAATTTCTGAGAATTGCTTGGTGCTTTAGATAATACACCAACTGCTCTTGCAGCAGAAGGAGAAGTTCCTCCGTTAATAAATGACACTTGTGGAGGGTTTGTATAACCAGATCCAGTATGAACCATATCAATAGATGTAACTGAACCATTAGTTAAATTTGCAACTGCAGTAGCTTGGACACCACCAAACACATTTGGTGGTTCAATAACAATATCAGGTGGGCTGGTATAATTACCACCACCATCAGTTAAATTCAATCCAATAACTTCAGTAGAATACTGATCGTCATATATGTCATAGATTGTCCCAGAAACCCAATCGATTCTTGGAACAACAAATGCCACATCTGAAGGTTTGATTTCCTTCAGTGTGATCATTTCATTTCTTGTAGCCAATTCATATTTGTATGAATCAGTTGGAAATGGTGGAGCTTGTTCATCTTCCCAATTGATAGTTTTACCAAGGAAATAGTAATATCTCGAATTACGAGATTGAACTTCTTTATACAAACCATCAGCAATGGTTTTGTGTAAAAGAGTTTTTAAAAGGGAAGATGTGATAGCCATATTTTTATTAACTTACTGTAACAACCCAAGTGATAGCGATAGAGTCGCCAGACGCTTTGTTAACTGCAGAGAATGTAGTACGGCAAAGCATAGTACCTGATCCAGAACCACCAGCGTTAAAAACACCTGCTTCAGTAACAGCACCAGTACCAGTACCAGCTGGGAAAGTAGCAGTGTACTGAACAGTGTTTGTAGAAACAGTTGTTGCAGAAAGAGCAACACGACCAGCTTCAGTACCCAATTGAGCATCAGTAGCGTTTGGAGCAGTAGTACCAGTACCAATAGCCATGTGTGACATAGCAGTTGGTTGAGAAACAGAACCGATTCTTGAGGCAATATGGTTTTTACCAGTAGTAACTACTAGATTCTTAACTTGTTGTTCGTTAAGAATTTCTCCTGCTGCATTTTTATGGACTATGGAAACCAGTCCAGTTGGTTTTAAAATTTCTTGCATATTCATTTAGGAATCTCCTATTAGGGTTTTAATTTTATACTATGTATATACATTGGTGTCAACAGTTGAACCAAATTTGCTTTCCACAGTATTGTCGTAAATAATGGGGTGTATACTAAAATAACCACCCTCACTATATGGATTTATTGCTACATATCCGTCATCGTTTTCAGAAAAAGTCTCTGTATCTGTAAGATATTTAGCGGTTGTTAATGAGGTTAAATCAGAAAGACTCTGACTATCTGATAATGCTTTATCAACATCAAAAGAAATTGAATCTGTTGGGGTGCTAAGAGAATCAGCCAACGCTTTATCAACATCAAAAGAAATTGAATCTGTTGGGGTGCTAAGAGAATCAGCCAACGCTTTATCAACATCAAAAGAAATTGAATCTGTTGGGGTGCTAAGAGAATCAGTTAAAGGTTTCTCCATAAAGAATGTAGTAAATTCAGTTGGAGCAATCATATCTTCCAACTCTTTAGTTACATCTTTTATTAATCCTCCTAGGATATCATAACCATCTAACATCCCAACGCTGTCGCTTACTGAAACTGCAAGAATCTTAACTAGAGACTCAAGAGAAACAGAAATATCAAAATTGTTTTGAATTAAAAATTCACCAAACAATGCAGTACCTGCTGGGTGAACCATAGTTCTTACAGCGGTTCTGTATGTTGATAATCTTTCATCAATTCTTAATACATAAGAAAACGCTTGATAGTATTTACTATCTTGAATAAAAATTGCATCATCTAAGAAACCATCATTTGATGAATAGTATCCTGGATATTTTGCCAATGATCCTAACGATATTACGAAAGTAGCTGGTTTATTTAAAATTGTTAGAGTAATACCACCCAATGGTTGGGCAGTAAATTCTCTTAATACTTTACCAGAATATGTACCATCAGAGTAATTGGTTGCAGGTAAAGTTCCGCTAACAGTTACGCTGGTTATTGTTCCTTGTGCGTCTGCAGATATTGATGATACAGTTATTGTGATGTCATTGGCTGTGGATAATCCACCAATAGTTGTTCCAGCAATTTCTAAAGTATCTCCAACTGTATAACCCATTCCACCATCATTAATTGTGATAGATTGACTAATCTTTGTAGACAAATCTATAACTGCTGTAAATCCTGTACCTGTGGCAGATATGTTTGTTGGAGTTACAGAATACGATGTTGTTCTTGCATAGTCATCATAGTTAATGTATCCCTGTTCCGAGAAACCAGCCATGTAATCGGCTGCTTGAATTCCTCCTGAAACTACGATTGCGCTAGAATGTTCTCCAGTTGTTGGAGAATAATAGTCTCTTTGTGGATTGACATCAATTTCAAAATCAGTACCGTATCCAGTACCATACTTAATAAATTCTGCAGAAAGAATTCCACCATCCGCATTAACTCGTGTAACTTTAATTATAGAACGAAGACCACCAGCGTTTTTTAATTCAAATAACTGACCCAATTTAAAACCAGATCCTGGATGTTTAATTACTAATGTAGAAGTAGTAGCTAAAATTTGAGCAGAGAAAATTTCTCTATATTTAATAAAATCGCCAACTTTAATATTACCAAAGAATCTTCTGTCAATAAAAATTTCATATACAGTATCAGATACTTGAACAACACGATCAACTTCAACCTCAACATACTGGCGACGATCAACCAATACTTTAAATGTTCTATTTGGTTGAACGATATCAACTAATTTTCCATCAATTAAATCTGGTGTACCTACATCAACTCGAACGAAAACAGAAATATCTTGGTTCCATCTTCCATCAGAAGCACGAAGCATTTGACGACCTGGATAGTCAACCTGAACATTTTTATTATATAATAAACGGAATAATAACTTAAAAGAATTCTCACTACCTTTTGCTAGATAGTGATCTTTAATATGTTGAAGTATAAATCTTTCATCTACCTGAACATCATTTGGTAGAGCACTGGCCAATTCATTTTTAAAATAAACAATAAAATTGTCTAGGGTTTTGTCAAGATCTACTACACTTAATAAATCAACTCCTTGACTATCCAAATACTCATAATATGCTTCAACGAAAGCAACGAATGTGGGATAGTCTGACCTGACAAACTCAGGTACTTGAGATGGAACTAAGGCTGATGTTGCTAGTCTCATTTATGGTCTAATTTTAGTAAATGTATAATTGAATCCACCACCTAAATCACCAGAAGCAGATTTGTCTGCAATAACATCAATAACTAAATGATCACGAGCAACCTCAGCAATTTGGTGTAACGCAGAAACAACATCGTTTGCCTGCGGTTTCATTGAAATTTCAAAATCTACATCAGCTAAATCTGTTATCCACAAATTATTGATTTCAATAAAACCAGCGTCATAATCTACTCTACCAATTGTAGGGTTTATAATGTTCTTTTGGTAGTTGCTGTCTAAAACATATAAACGAATTGAACCAGCACCATCATCATCGATATAATGAATGTCATTACTACCTTTAACATAAAAACCAGTAGAGTAAATAGCACCTTCTGCAATACCAGAATTGTATAATGGATTGATAACATTTAAGATATATTGAGCAGAAACATTATATTTGACAATCATTTTTCTACGCAGTAATACTGTCATCGTGTTATTTACGATTGCTTGATCTGCAGTATCTATTAATCTACTTAATTTTGAGTGACGAAATACTCCATTAAACTTTTGTAAATCTGTATCGTCATAGTTAAAAATTGCATTAGTTACAATAGTTTTAATTTGGGTAGGTGTTTTGTTTGTTTTAAACGGATCGTAATTTACGGTAACATGCAAAGCAATGTTAATAAATTCTGGATCTAAAATTTCTGGCGTTACAGAAACCATATTCTTATGGTTTAATACTGTGTTTAAAACATAATTTTTTTGTAAGTTGGTTAATTTATCTGCATCATATGGATTAATACAAATGTAAACTTTTCCATAGATTGCTGGGTAATTATCTTCACCACCCCAAACAGAAACGGATTTTGCTTGAGCAAAACCTTTTGTAATTAATACTCTATAGTCTTCAGGAGTTACTGCACGATTTTGAGCAGCATAAGATCTTGGTGCATTATATTTAATACTGTCAATTGATTCTGGGACGCCACCACCTGTTGCAATAACTTTGGTAGAAATAGTTACAGCACCGCCCAACAATGATGAACCATTATAGTTAAATAATCTGGCTCCATTTGGAGAACCTAAACTTGAAACAAAATAGTTAATAGTTACAACATTACCGTTACCCAAAGCCTGTCCAAAAATACCATCACCAAAATAAATTTCTAATAGTCCGCTATCAATCTCTTTGACAAAATAAACTTTTGAAGAAGCATCTAAACCATTAACAATATTACTTGCCAGATTATATGATACGAAAGTACCACTAGAAGCAGATTGTTGAACTGTTACACGAACTGTTGATAAGTCAACATTAGCGTTGGGTATAACAAATCGTTGACCTGGAGATACCGTATATTTAAATGTTAGTGGTGTACCTTCAACCAATTCAACACCAGAGAATACATAACCATTTGCTCCATTACCTGTTGTGTAATCTGACAAATTATAAAAAGTATATTGATTTTTGTTTACAACAGTTTCAAATGCTTGATATGCAGGCAGAGTAGTAACAGTAGGAGATGAAGTTGGGGAAACAATTCTTACATCAACAGTGGCACGAGCGCAAGTGGCAGAACGAGGAACATAACCTAACATTTTTGCAAGAGAAACAACACTGGCTCTTTTACTTGCTGACTCTAAAAATGATTCATTAACAGCAAGGTTTGTATAAAGATTGTTGTAGTGAGTATTATATGCCAGAACATCCATCAAAACAGAAAGACCTGAACCATCAAAATCGTAATCTTTAAATTGGTCTTGTCCACGGAAAAAGTTTTTAAGGTTTTCCTTAATATTGTCGAAGTCTAACTCGGCTACATTTATTCTATTATTGTCGATTGCCATTATCGTGTTCTCTCTAGTACTAGATTAAGATTTTGAGGAGTCTGCGTATTTAAAATCGTGAACTTAATCGAAACTGCAGCACTATTGTTGTCAGGATTTATGTTTACAGATACATCATTTAATGTAACTCTTGGTTCAAAATTTTCTATTGTATTTCTGATTGTTCTTTCCATAACTGCACCAAGTAGAGGAGTTGCTGGCTCAAACAATAGAGAATTTACCTGAGATCCAATTTCTGGATGAAATCTTCTTTCATAATTCATCGTCAGAATTAGGTTTTTAACAGACGCTTTGATTGCATTTTCATTGAATCTAAGAATCAAATCTGAAGGGTTTGAGTATTTAAAATGCTGTTGGGTTACATTAACATTAGCATTTTTATACAATTTAAGATGTGTGGTATCAATTGTATCTTTTACTTTGCCTATAAACACTCCAGCAACAAATAGATTTCTATAAAGCATGTCATATCGTTCGAAATTGGTATTAGTACCAGTTACGATATCGCTAGTTGTTGTGGTTGTTAGAAATCCTATCCCTTCATTAACAACCGAATACATCGGAGAAGGGATAAAGTTCAGATCTAAGTCTGTGAATGTTCTTGTATTTCTGGTGGCCATTTAGTTATTTAGTATCGTTATCCGCCAATAAAAGCATTACCTGATCCCTCAGCGATCATATCTCCGCAAGCAATATTATCGCCAATTCTGGCGACAGCAGCACCCTCAAAAAAGAAAGTGCTAGATCCACTGGAAATAATTCTAGTAGGGGCAGGGTGAACTGTCCTTCCACAAGCATGTTGTATATACTGGGTTCTACCAACAAGCTGAACTGCATTTCCATTAAAAAATGCGGTTGATGCGTATGGACCCTGAGAGTTGGTTGGTGGAAAACATCCGTGACCAGTAGATGATGTGCTTGATGTGGCGACTCCAGGCATTATTTACCCTCCTTTTGATTATTAACAGCTTCTTTAAACAACCCTTTACTAACATCCCAAAAATTAGTTAAAGTTACCGTATAAGTTATAGTTTGTGGACCAGTTTGCGTATCTATAGCCATTGCTGTATAATTATAAGTGTGATATAAAGTTCTATCTGCTTTAAATGAAGTCATTGCATATACATCACTTTGGTTGAAGTCAGCAGCCCAAATATCTGCTAATATATTTCCTTGTGATATTGTTTGTATTGAATCATCGTCATTAGCCTTCTGTTTGTATTTAATAATACTCTGATCAAAACAATATGGATAGTATCCAGATATCGCTGCAGAAGTTCCATTAATTAAAATGACACTAGAAAATGATTGCGTACTCGCAGTAAGAGTTACTGGTCTCGGGGATCCAGTTTTTGAATCAATATAGATAATCCCATATGAAAATGTTTGTTTAACAGCCAAATCTTCTGGTTGATTAATAGCAGTGTTTGATGGTTGCCATGGCATAGTTATTCCTTACTAGGTCTCCAAATACCAACAATTCCGCCCTTACCAGCAGAGTATCCTCCTGGCCATGCTTGAGTTACATCACCATCATTTGGATTATTACCACCTTGTTTTGGAGATTGATTACCTCCAACAAAAGTCATCTTACCATTTTTCATGTAAACAAAGTTCACATGTCCGTAATTCCAAAGAACGATATCTCCAGTATCTGCAGAACCTACATCAACCTGAGTAGCCTTCCACTTAGACGGATTTGCTTGAATTTCTTTAGCCCAAGCAGTTTGAACATAACGATAACCACACTGTTTTAATGTCCAATTTACAAATCCCATACACCAAGCAGTTTGATCTGATTCCCATGTTTTACCAGAGTATCCAAGATCAGACCAAATACGAGTAATATTTGGATTGCTTGGTTTTCCATTCTGACCAGATTCTCTCCAGTATCCTCCATCTGCCAAATCTAATTGTTTGCTTAAGAAAATTGCAATGTCTGAAACTGCATCAGAAGATTTTAAACTCTTACCAGCACCATCAGACTTTGGAGTTCCTGGATAATTTTCTTTAACACCACCTTCAGCTGCCTCAGGATTTTTATATTTGTCTGGATTAGCAAGATACCCTTCCAATGCTGCAAAGTTTTCTTCTTCAATTGCATATTTTTCAACAACTGGTGGAGAAGGTCTAACAGGAGTTGTTAAAAATTCTGTGGTAGCTTCATTATAGTCATGGTGGGCTGGTGGAACTAAATCAGTACCTGCTTTGCCACCATCACCATTTTCATCTGCTGGCTTTTCATCTGTATCAGTAAATTTATCTTTAACCACTACAATTCCGCTCTGAGCACCATCTGCTGAGCCTTCTTGTCCATGGAACTCGGAACCATGAACATTAACATTTCCTGCAGCGAGAAGATTTTGTTCACCAACTGCTTGATTAAACATATCACCAGCAGTAAAGATATTGGTATCCCCCTGAGATTCTATATAAAAATCTCCATTAGATTTAATACCAACATCTTCCTTGGCTTCAGTATAAACATTGGCTCCAGATTTTGTTGTAATATCTTTACCAGCTTGCATACCAAAAGTGCCTTTAGTTTTCATAGTGATGTTTCCATTCACTTGAAACTTTAAGTCACCACCAATTGCAATATTCACATCCTCGTGAACTCCAATGTCTGCTCCATGGTGTAAATTAATGGTTGCTTGTCCGTCTACTTGAACATCAGCTTGCCCGTGAACCATAAGGTTGCAAGATTGTCCCACTGTAATATTACATCTGCCATTGACATAGATACCACCATTTCGTTGGACGATCCAATAACCATCTCCTACAATTTTTTGAACGAGAGTTCCATTCGCATCGATATCAATAAACGAACCTGCTCTGTGATACAAACTAATCATTTCATTGTTTGGAGTGTCATCAAATACCATTAAATGACCAGATTCAGATTCAAATACTTTTGAGTATGGATATGTTCCACCAAAAGGGGCGATAGGTTGGCTCCAATTAGCAACATCGTTTGGTGCAACAATTTTTCTATTTCTGTCAGAATCTTTAAACTCTAACGCAGTATCTTTCTGAATTCCACGAGCAAGACGATTTGTATCAGGCTCATCCATTAAATTTCTTAGTGGATATTTTCCTGATGGGTCAGAGAATCCAATAATGCTATTTGAAGATCTATCTTCTAATAATGCAGCCTGAGTTGCAGGTGGGAGATCTTTAACCTGATCTGCTGTATATGTTTTTTGTGTATCAGCAGCAGGTTTATTTGTTGGATCTCCTCCAACTACTTCTCCGAGAAAATACTCGTAGTATTTCTTTTTCTTCTCATATCCAGAACCATTAGCATCCGCTCCAGTTCTATGCAATGCTGCCGTAAAATATCCTGGATCTGTAATTGGATGTTCTACATTCATTTTATAGAAAGCAGCACAAGCTAATGCAGCAAGT